TCACTCCGGGGCTCCCGCTTCGTTTGCCGGCGCCGGCGGCGTCCAGGTTCCGTTGCAGTACTGGTCGATTTCAACCTCTGCCCAGCGAGTGGCGCGGCCAAACTTGCGCCCTTTGGGGAAGTCCCCTTTCTTCATATGGTCGTAGATGAACGTGGTACCCATCCCCGTTCTCAACTTGACCATATTCAAGTCGATGAAGCGGGGGACGTCTTGGTGCTGCTGGGTGTTGCGCATAGAGATACCTCCCGGGTCCATTGATACGGACCGGGTGAAAGTTGGGTTTCGAGGTAACGGTTAGTCAGTACCGGCCCGGCCGGAAACGCCGTTTCCGGCAGGATGCCCAGGGCGTCGGTGGCGCGTTGGACGATGTTGAGCGCCACCTGCAGCGCCGCCACGTCGTCTTGCATGCGCATGAGCGCGGTCATCTTGGGCCGGTGCTCGGCACATACTCTGTCGCGAAGCTGACCGGCGGCGCGGCGAACAGCGTCGGCCGTACCGTGGTGCTGGAGCACCAGGGCCATGACCAGTACCACGTCGACGCTGTGCATCTGCATCGTGGTTGTGCGAAGGAGCCAGCGGGGAAGGGCGATGCCTGGTTTCTGCTTCATCCGAAGCACCCCGCCTGCCAGGCCGCCAGCGTGCGGATGATCGGGAATGTCTCCACCAGCCCCACCACGGCCAGGCCGAGGGCGGCGATGATGCCGAGGGCGGTCAGTGCTTTCCTCATGCTTCACATCCAGACGCTGGCGCGTTTTCCATGCAGTCCGGGCACGGCTCACCGTCATCTTCCTGGTCGTCGCTCTTGATGAGGACCAGGCGTCCGCCGCAGTGGTGACAGAACAGCGCGCCGTTCTCTGCTGGTCCGTCCTCAATGAAGCTCCAGGTCTGGCCGCAACCTGTTTCCCAGATGCCGCTGCTTTCGGTCCATTTGCACGACGGGGATGCCGAACTGGTCGGCGCGTGCGCCAGGGCGGCGCGAGCTGCGTTGCGAATCAGGCACAGCTTGCGGTCGTCCGGAATGTTCTCTGCTGCCGTCCATTCCATAATTGACTGGAGGGCATCCCACCGATCCCCGCCTGCCTGCTCTACCGATGCAGGCGCGTCACGAAGCGGTGTGCCGGCCAGGCCCTTGGCGGCCAGGTAGTTGGTGGCGCGCGCCACCAGATTGCTGTCCGGGGCATGCCGCTTCAAGGAACTGGCCAGCATGCGAACCAGCATTGCCAGTTCCTGGGTGCGTTGTCCCTCGGCGCGGCCGATGTCGTAGAACGGACGAAGCCAGTGATCCTCCGCCGGCGGCTGGCTGGCCTGGGCGCCGAAGCTAGCGCACCGGTGATGGCGTCCGCGGCGACCTGGCGCATATTGGCGGCGGTCATGTTGTCCTGCTCGGGGCACGGGTACTCGGCGATGGTGCGGAGTGCCAGGTCCTGGGCGGCTTGCGTCGGCGCCTGGTCCTTGATCATGGCCAGCAGGCTCTCGGCTGAAGAGTGAACGTCGTCGAGGTCCGTCAACCAGCGCTGCGGGCTGGTGTGGTGGATGTTGTCCAAGGCTTCGACGATGCCGCGCAGGCGGGTGGCGCACTGCTCGATCAGTTGGTGTTGGGTAGAGGACATGGCGGTGTCTCCGGTTGCTCCGGCGCCGGCGGCCGGCAGCGGAAGCATTTGCACAGGCCTATCCGTTGGCCCGTGGTGCGGCAGATGGTGGGGCGGTTCATTTCGTGGCGTCTTGCTTCATGGCTTTGGCGTGGCCGACGCAGGTGCGGACCGGGTTGCCCTGGTCGTCTAGGTCGGCGTGGCAGTAGAACCGGCTGAGTTCCTGCCGACAGTAAATGGCATCGGAGGTGGTGACCGGCGAGGTGTTCGCCGGGGTGCCGAGGCGATAGGCACAGCCGGCGCACGTGCCGCGAGGGTTCACCGTTGCGGCCAGGACAACGCCTTGCAGCGCTCCGAACATCGTCGGCAGGTTCGCCTGCTCCGCGGTGTGCGGGTGTTCGCCGCGCTCGATGAGGATCAACTCCACCATCGCACGGCAGTTCTCGGCGACGGCGTTGGCCATGCCCAGCACCTGGGCGAACAGGTCGAGGATGGCGGCCAGGTTGCGCTGGGCGGCCATTTTCTCCAACACCTGGCGGCGCAGGTCCGCCGGCAGAAGAACGGCGCCGGCCAGTTCGTGCGCGTCAGCGGCACTGATCTGGTAGTCGACAGGGGCTGAGCCATAGTTCCTCCTGGGGTTTATTCGTAGGGACCGGTCATGGTTGAGCTGTCGGAACTCGGTGCAGATGACGATCACGTCGGGACCGTCACGGCGGTGGACCGGCATCGTGCTGAAGTCGAAGCTCGAACAGTCGTCCAGGCGTCGCTCGCAGGCGCGGCAGCGCCCGCCCTTGGGGTAGTAGTTGGGCATGGTTGGCTCAGGTGAAGAGGGTGGGCTGGGCGCTCTTGTCCAGCGCCTGCTGGATCTTGGTGAAGGCCTCGGGGTGCTGCTGGTCGAACGCTGGCATGCGGGCAGACTCAACCCACGTGCCGCGCTCGGCGCCCTTGTCGAGCCAGGATCGTGTCCAGTTCGTCGCGCTGACGCCGCATTCGGCGATCTGCTTCGTGGTGATGAAGCCCTGGCGGCGAAGCGTGGCGATCACCTTCAGCGCGCCTTCTTTCCACTCGGTGAGGCGCAGCGGCGCCGGAACGCCGGCGGGCACGTCGGGGACCACGATCGGGACATGGCAGCGTTCCGCGGGGTTCCAGTCGAACAGTTGCGGTCCACTGGAGTGCTGGAGCCAGTAGCGCAAGTGGAACTCGGGGAAGTCGACGAACTTGCCGTCGCGCCGACGGTGTCCGCGGGACGGAGCGAGTACTGCGATGCCGCACATTTCAAGCAGGCGCGCGATTCCGTGGCTGGACTCGGTGATCCGCCCGACAATGACCAGGCGGTGATCTGGCCCTGGCGCCCCGTACCGGTCTTGCCAGTACTGCGGCAGGATCTGGTCGGCCACCTTGGCGTTCAACTGCAGCTTGGCCTCGACGCCGATCTGCCGGCCATCCTCATGCACCACCAGGATGTCGAACCCGGCAGTCTCCGGGTAGCAGGTCCAGCCGGGGACTCGGTTGAACTCGTCGATGAACGCCGCGCAGAGTTCGGCCTCGCTGCTGCACAGCGGCGCATTGGATCTGGTCATGGTGCATTCCTTGCCCCGCAGTTGGGGCAGTCATCGAAGCGCTGATGCTCTGTGAGGAAGCGTCCGCAGCCGGCGCAATTCAGCCTGGTGCTGTAACTCAGGCGGAGCTGGCCCTGGTGCTCCGGCTTGGGTAGCTTCAGGCCGAACAGCCGGAGGGCCTGCTTGTGGTTGAGGGAGGCCGCCACCGCAACAGGCCTGGCATGCTGGTCGATGTAGGACTTCGGCCAGGGCGCGTACCCGCGCGCGGTGAGGATGCCGGCGTGGTCGAGCGGCCAGGTCCGTGCGGCGGCCAGGTTGGACGTCCGGCCGGCGGCCTCGGGCATCCAGATCAGGCAGTTGCCGTCCCAGTCCCTGTCGTAGGCGACGTAGATGCGGTCATCCGCTGGGGCGGTGGCGAGTGCTTGCGTCCGGGACAGGTCCAGGTCCTGGTGATCGACGCCGTACTCGGCCCGGGCGCGCACGTAGTCGACCGGCCAGGGTAGATCGGTTTCCCGGCACTCGTATTGCCGTACGGCCCGGGCGCGGGTGAACGTCTCGGCTTCGTCGAGGTTCGTGGTGTAGCCGCCGCCGGCGCGCCAAAACATGGCCCGGCTCCCGACGTTGCTGCGGCTGTCCTGGAGATAGAAGAGGTCGCTCATGGCGTCACCCGCTTGAACTCGACGACCCAGACCCATGGGTTTGCGGCCCAGCTTCCCTCGCCGTTGAGCGATTCCCAGAGGAAGCCGAACGCCCCCTTGGCTGTGTCGCCCCAGCAGCCGATATCGGCGCAGGCTTGCCGAGCGTGGTCGCATGGCTCGCCGCGCACTCCCTCTGCCAACGCCTGCTCTTCGCTGATGTCCTGCAGCCGCTCGACGCGTACGTCGGTGATCTCAAGCAGGATGCGGGAGGCCCAACGCGGCATATGGATGCTCGGCCGCCAGCGCGCCTGATCAAGTTCGGCGTACCAGCAGGCGAATGGATATGGCTTGACGCGCGGGTCGTCGTAGTTGAAGGCTCCGCGATCATCCAGAAAGCCCGGCTCCTCCATAAGATCGCGGATATCCTCGTCCGCCCGATATGCCAGCGCCGGTGCGCCGCACATGTTCACGTCAGTCCACGTCTCGCGCACCCACAACCGATCGCCGGGCTCGCCGTAGGGGCAGGTGATGCGCGCGTGCAGGCCGGCATCAAGCGTCTTGAATGGCGTATTGGGATCGACCATTGAGCCGAGGAAGTCGGGCTGCGGCTTCACCACTCGGCGGGTGACCGTCTTCCTACCTTCCAGGATGGCGCGGACCATCGGCCCGGTGAATAGGATCGGACGTTCTTTCATGGTTGCACCTGCTGAAATGGACGATGGCCTGGTTTCGGCGGTAGGTGTGGGGTGAGCAGCGCGTCCTCGAGGGACATGCCTGCGGCGAGTCGCCGGCGAACGGTGCTGGCCGAGACGGGGCTCGGCAGCAGGTCGACCAACACTTCGAGGGTTCCGGTTCTGCCGCGCACGGTGTGGGTGTGCTTTTCCTTGCGTGCCTGGCGGGCCTGGTCCAGTGCGCGGGCGAGTGCCGGCGTGCAGTAGCCCCGTTTCTGCGAGTTGGCCCGCTTGTGGTCTAGCGACTGGCCCTTCGCCGGCCACTCAATGTCCGGCATCAGGGTCAGCATTTCGCGGAACACCCAGGGGCCGATGCCCAGGGCCAGCCGGGTGGCGCGGCGGGAAAGCCCGCGCGCGGCCGCGTTGCGAATGAACTGTTCGGTGTTCATGCGGAATGCTCCTTGATGATTTCGAATTCACCTGGGCGGATCCGGCGGAAGTGCTGGCCGGCGATCTGCCGCACTTTCTCCCGCCACCATGGGTTCGCGGTGGGACGGTTCCCCTCGATGCAGGCATAGAGCTGCTGGAGAGTGGCCCGACCGCCGCAGGCCTCGAGCGCAGCCCCAACCACGTCACGCCAGCAGGTGGCGCGGGAGCGGTTACCCAACAGCAGGGCGCGCAGATCGCGGTGAACATCCGCTAGGGCGTGCGTCTCCGCGTACAGGAAGAAGCCGGACAGCACGGTCCGGCGCGCCTTGGTGAACGTTGCCCACATGATCGGCTTCGTCAGGCCCTCGAACAGGTTCCGCGGTAGCAACTCCTGCGCGATGGAAAAGCGGCGGTTCAGGTCCATCACCTTGCTGGCGGTCTGCAGGTAGTAGACCGGTAGCAGAAAGCCGATGCGGCCGCCGTACTCGAGCAGTTCGTAGCAGCGGGCCAGGAAACCGTCTATCAGGTCCGCCTGGTAGGGCGGATTGCCGATCACCGCCGTTGGCCGGCGAGGCAGGCGAACGGTTAGGAAGTCCCCAGCCAGCACCTCCCGGCCCGAGTTCTGCCAGGCGGCCTGCGCTTGAGCCGGGTCCAGCTCCACGCCGTAGGCATCAACCTCCGCAGGGATGGCCATCAGGAATCGACCGTCCCCACATGCCGGCTCAAGAACCGTGTCCCGGCAGGTGAGAGCGCCGAAGTGGCGCCTCACCAGCAGCTCAGCCGCCCAAGTGGGGGTGAAGTACTGCGACAGTTCCGCGTTCACGCCGCCACCGCCTGACGCTGCCGCGCCCTCCATGGATCGTTGGCTCGCGCGATCGCTGCCATCGGCGGCGGGCTGACGCTGTTACCGCACATATGCACCTGTTCGGTTTTGCTGAACGGCTTGCCGTCAGCGCCGCGGTCGATGATGTAGTCGGTCGGAAATCCCTGGGCTCGGTACAGTTCGGGCGGTTGCAGCATCCGCAAGCAGATGTCGACTATCACGTAGGGGGTGCCTTTTACGAACACGGTCACGAGAGCCAGGCGGTCCTTGGTGGTAACGGCCGTCACGGGGTGATCCAGTTCTGCCCATTGACCGCCGGTGCTGTGATAGCGCATCAGGAACGCAGCGACGCGCAGAGCGCCAGCCTCGTGTTCGGGTGACAGCTTGTACTCGATGAGGGCGTGATGCTCGGCGCCGGCGGTAAGAGTCGGAATCGGCTCGTCGAGGGGGCGACCTACACAGTTCCGCCGCAACGTGGCAAGGCTGGCCGTTACAAGGCGCTGCTGGCTGCCCGAGTTGGTTACCGTGCTCATCGGATCGTCCATGCTCCGGCCGAAGGTGGTGTTGAAACCGGAGTTGGCCTGTTCGATGAAGGCTGTGCAGACCCCCAAGGCATGTGCGGCGCCTGCTGGACGTTTGAAGTTGCCTCCGCTGGTGATCGTAGGCATTGGCTCGGTGATGTCCGCCCCGTCACTGTTGAACCGGAACTTGACCAGGTGTGCCGATGCAACGGCGGTGTCTGCCTTCGCTGTGATGGTGTACATCGGCTCGTCGCCCGGTCGCGGTTCAGTCTGCCCGGCGCGGCCACCGACGCCCACCATCAACGGGCTCGCTATCATCAGTTCGCCGCGGTTTGCCGCAGTCACAGTGGGCAGCGGCTCAGCGGGATCGTTGACTCGGTCTGCGCCTTGATGTGTTGCCGGGAGAAGCACAGCGCTCGACAGTGCGTGCTTCACGCCGCCTGCGACGACGGTGCCAAGCGGCTGATCGAGGCCTGGCACTCGCGGTTGCTGCCCTTCGCGCTCACCGTAGCCGGTCTGCACCAGTGTTGGGCTGGCCACGGCGAAACTGCCCCCGCGAGGCCAGGAGGTGATGGTACGGAGCGGTTCGTGGGCCGACTGGGCCAGTTCGCCCGACCAGTTCGCGATTGGCACTATGAACGGCCGTGGGTTGTCGAGTACAAACTTCTTCACGCCCTTAGCCACCCGGCGCAGCGTGGCTTCGGCCAGGGCCTTCTTGCGGCCGAAGATACTCTTGCTGGGGTACGACCAGTCGATGCAGTCGGCTGCGGTCTTCCACTTCTGCTGCCCCTTTTTCGGGTGCTTGGCGTGGGTCGGCTCAGGCCAGACGATAGGATGGCCATCGGACCGAGCTATCATGAATAAGCGCTCGCGGCTGGTTGGTGCCCCGAAGTCGCATGCCTTGATGACGCGCCATTCCACCTGGTAGCCCATCCCCTCCAGCAGGTGAACGAACCGGCGCCAGGTTTGGCCGCGGCGTTTGGGGTCGGGAATCAGGAACTGTTGCTGGACTGGAACGTGTTCGCCTGGTGCCGCCACACTGCCATCGAGCTTGACCACTCGACCGGTGGACCTGTCCCTTTTCGCGATCAGGGGGCCCCACTGGAGGATCTGCTTCACGTTCTCCAGGCTGATGACCCAAGGTTTTTTCTTTCCGGCCCACTTCAGCCCAACCCACGAGAGGTTTCGAATCTCGCGTTTGCGAGGTTGGCCGCCGGCTGCTTGGCTGTGATGGGTACAGTCGGGGCTCATATGGAACCAGCCGACCGGGCGTCCCTGGCACTCGTCGTCAGGGTCACCGTCGAAGACGTCCGTCATGAAGTGCCGAGCATGGGGGTGATTGGCGGTGTGCATGGCAATTGCGGCAGAACTGTGGTTTTTTGCCGCGTTCACCGGGCGGCCCAGGCCCATTTCCAAGCCCGTACCGGCGCCACCTCCGCCGCAAAAGTAGTCTGCGACGATCGCGTCGTCGGTGTCGTCCAGGGCCAGGCCGTACTGGGTTTTGAAGTCGAGCGGGGAGGGCTTCTTGAGGGAAGTCATGCGGGCTCCTTGGTGTCGTGGAAGATGTCGAGCTGCGCCAGGCCACTGCGCGCGGCATCGTTGAGCCAGAGGCATTCGATGCGGTCACGTGCGCCGTCGGCGAGGGCGTTCCGCTCGAGGCGGTGCCAGTGGCGGTAAAGGCGGTCGTAGAGCGGGCAGGGGTACCCAGAGAGGACCACCATGCCGGTCAACCCCTTGAGGAACGCCGCCAGGTCCCGGTGCTGGTTGTCGTCCAGTTCGTGTCGGTACGACTTGCCGGTAGCGTTGTGGCGCACCTTGGTGCTGCGAGTGGAATGGACGTAGGGCGGATCGACGTAGTGCAGCGTGCTCGGCCGGTCGTGATGCTCCATCAGCACCAGAGCGTCGCGGTTCTCGATCACCACGCCCTGTAGGCGCTCGGTGATAGAGGCCAACGCATCGGGGTAGTTGCGCCAGTCCAGCGCGGGCGCGGTACCACTCCTCGCCGACGTTGAGCGGAACCCCGTGCGTTCGCCGCTCGCCGCGGCGCTGCCGAATCCCTGGAAGCTGCGGACAACCATCCGCCGGGCGCGCTCGAGCGGATCCGTCGTTTCCGCGTAGCTGGCTTCGAACTCTTCACGGGCAAACGGGGTAAGCGCCAGGGCCTGGCGCAGTTCCTCGCCACGGTCCCGCGCGACGCGGAACAGGTTCACCACGTCCCCGTCGAGGTCGTTGTAGACCTCGGCGTAGCTGCGGGCCTTCCGCAGCAGGACAGAAGCCGCGCCGCCGAAAGGCTCGATGTAGGTGTGGTGGGGCGCGAGGTGCTGGATGATCCACGGGGCGAGCAGCCACTTGCCGCCGTGGTAGCGGAGAATCGGTCGTTGAGGAGGCATCGTCAGTACTCGGTGAACAGGCACTGGACGCCGCCCTGCCTGACAGGGCGGCCCACGAGGCATGGTTGAATCGCCCACAGGGCGGCGTCCGGTGCGTGCTGGAAGAGATAGCGCCCCGGGTGGGGCGCTCGGCGGGTGGCGTTAGAGCGGGCGGATACTGCGCGCCACTTTCGGGTCACGCTGGATGTAGCCTTTGTTCTCGAGGGCGGTCAGGCGCTGCTGGATGGCGAACTGGCGGACGCCGGCCTTGGCTGCCAGTTCTGCGACGGTGGGTGCGTAGCCTTTCTCCGCCCAGAACGCTCGGATGTGCCCGAGCGTTTCGTTCTGCATCGTCGACGGGGCCTGCTTCACGGCTGAGCCTCGCGAGATCCGTGCGCGTTCATCGCCCCGTCTTGCTTCTGCGCTGCAACCTTCTTCAGTTGGCTGGCGAGATGTGCCGGCAGACCGTGGATCAGCAGGGTGTCGGAGCCTGAGTCGAACTCCACCTTGGTGCCGAGGAGGTGTGCCTCGAAGCTGATCGACAGGCCTTCGGCGCGGCCGGTGAAGCGGCGGAACTGGTTGAAGGTGCGCTTGTCCGCCGGGATCTCCGGCGACAGGCCGTAGTCCTTGTGCTGGATGAAGTCGTAGAACGCCCGTGGCTGCTGTTCGTCGATCAGTTCGGAAAGGGCGTCGAGGGTCATCGGCTCACCGAGGCGTGCCTGCGCGGTGGCGTAGTCGACCAGCGACACGGTTTTTTCGCGGGCCTGTTCCTCGGCCATGCCCTCGCTTTCCACGAAGTCGCTGAAGGCTTTCAGCAGGGGTGCGCGTCTCGCCCGGCGATCGACCCCTTCCTGGCAGCCGATGAAGTCGCGGAAGTAGTCGGAGAGCTTTCTCCCGCCCTTGCCCTTGATGAACGAGATGTACTGCTTCGACTGCTTGTTGTTGCGCCACTCGGAGAGGTTGATTCGCGCCGCCAGGTGTAACTGGCCGAGGTCGAGGTGGCTCGACGGGGTGACGTCCAGTGACTCGTTCACCGCCGCCCCTTCGCTGTGGTGCAGCAGGGCGATCGCCAGGTAGTCGGTCATGCCCTGCTGGTAGTGGGCGAACAGTACGTAGCCGCCGGTGGAGAGGTTGGACTCTTCCATCAGCTTCTGCAGGTGTTCCACCGCCTCGCGGCTGAACCCCACGAAGTCGCGGTCGCCTTCCAGGTACTCGCCGAGCCAGCCGCTGAACGGGTAGGCCCCGGACTCGCCCTGGAAGAAGCCCCAGGCCTTGTTCTTGGCGTTGTAGCTTTCGTTGAGGTCGGCCAGCAGGTTCTCGATGACCTGGGAGTTACCCAGCTCAGCGTCGCGCGCATGGAGCACGGTCGGGGTGCCGTCGGGCTTCTTGTCGATCAGGTGGATGATGGAATGGCGGATAGGCATGGCTGCCTCCTATGTTGGTGAGGTGGTCAGACGCCTACGGGAACTTCTTCGCCGCCCAGTGCTACCAGCAGCTCGGGGATGAATTGCTGGAAGGTGAGCATCATCAGGACGAAGCTGGCGTCGGCCTGTGCGAACTCGTCGGAATCCTTACCAGCGTCGTCCAGTGCCCGCTCCTGCAGCAGGTCGTCGAAGCGGAGGCTGCGGATCACCAGACCCTCGTCGAGTACGAAGTAGAGGTCTTTCTTCCAGGCGAGAGCGAGCTTGGTGACGCTCTTACCTGAGTCGAGGTGCTGGCGGATCACGTCGCTGGTCAGGTCCTGGTGTTTGGCGGTGATGCTGCCTTGCTCGTCGGTGTCGCGGAGCAGGGCGCCGTCGCACAGCCAGAAGTCGCCACCCGCATTAGTTTCTTGGCTTCGCAGCCACTCGGTCATGGTTGCCGTCGGCGAAACCTTGGTTGCGATCGGTCGGACGGGGAGAGAGCCCAGGGCTTCGCGCAAGGTCGACAGCAGATCCTCGGCGGCCTTCGCCGTGGCGGTGTCCACGATCACCAGGCCTTGCGCCGGCATGATTGCGGCGAAGGTGCGCTTGCGGCGGGTGAACGCGCGCGGTAGGAGGGTCTGGACGATCTCGTCCTTCAACTGGTCGCGCTCTTTCTTGTAGACCTTGCGCTGCTGGGTTTCCTCGATCTCTTCGACCTTCTCCTTCAGTGCTTCGTTGACCACGCTGCCAGGCAGGATCTTCTCCTCCTTGCGGCAGCAGATCAGCCAGAATCCGTTCGCCTCGCGTACCAGCGGTGCGTCACCCTTGCCGACCGGCGGCGCGAAGCCGTAGGTGGTCAACTCCTGGGAGGCGCAGGGCGCGCTGGTTTGCTCGCCAGGGCACTTTCCAGAGCGCTGGCCGTTGTGTCGATGGGTTGGGTGAGGCGGTAGATCAGTAGGTTGCGGAACCACATGGTGCTGTCTCCGGGCGGCCCGGCGCTCAGACGATGCGCCAGAGCCTGCGGTAGGGGTTGTCGAAGGGGATGTCGTCGTCGTAGCTGTCGTAGTCGGTCGCCGGTTGCGGCTGGTGGTGAGTGGTCGGCCGCGGTGGCGGCTCGCGGCCAGGGCCAGGGCCACGCGCCTGGCCTGCCTGCTCAGGCTTGCCGCCGAGCAGTTGCATGTTGCCGTTGATGTCGACCACTACCTCGGTGCTGTAGTGGTCCTGGCCGTCCTGGCCCTGCCACTTGCGGGTGCGTAGGCTGCCTTCGATGTAGACCTGGGAGCCCTTTCGCAGGTATTGCGCTGCGATTTCGGCCAGCCGGCCAAAGAGCACGACCCGGTGCCACTCGGTGCGCTCCTGCTGCTGGCCGGTCTGCTTGTCTTTCCAGCTTTCGCTAGTGGCCAGACTGAGGGAGGTGACCGCCTTTCCGCCCGGGGTAGATCTTGCGTCTGGATCCTGGCCCAGATGGCCGACCAGGATTACCTTGTTCACTCCGCGTGCCATGGCTCAGGCCTCCACCTCAGCCGGCGGCACCGAACTGGCCGGCGCCACATCGACTCCCTGCAAAGCGAAGTAGATGCGGGCGCAGGCTTGGGCGTCCGGCATCGCGCGGTGAGCCTCCACCAGGTCCTCCCCGGTGAAGTGCTTGTATGCCTCGGCCAAGGTCGGCAGCTTGTTGCGGGGAAGCGCGACCTGTGCGCGGGAGCGATAGCAGGTGCAGAACTTCTCACCCGATTCCTTGAAGGCGTTGGCCGCATCCTCGTCCTGGTAGCGCATCAGCGCGATGCGAGTGATACGGTCGTCGAAGCTGATGTTGTGCGCCGCGCGGCGGGCTGCGCGGCCGTTGATCGCAAGAAAGCCCTCCAGAGCCTCGGCCTCGCTGATGCCAACATCCATCGCCTGTTCGTGGCTGATGCCGTGGATCGCGGTCATTTCGGGGGTGATTTCCCAGCCGTTGGGTCGCACGATCGCCTCAAAGCGATCGATGGTGTTGCCGGCGGCATCGCAGAGCAGAGCGGCAACTTCCACGATGTGGGGCTGGCACGGGTCTTCACTGGGCAACTTCCACTCGGGAATACCCGTCGTTTCGAAGTCGAAAATGTTGGTGAGCATGGTCTGTCCTCAGTGGTTGGGCATCAGGCTGCGCGCTCGATGAACGCGCACCCGGATGCCGCACCGGCGGCGGGCGCCGGCGCAGGCGGTTCGGAGGGGTCGGGGGGGATTAGGAGGAGGGGTGCTTGCGGTAGCCGATGGCGTACAACCGTTCAGCCTGTTCGCGCGTGAGCATGAACGTACAGGAGCCAACCTTGTACTGGTAGTCGCTGAGCATGGCATCGACAGCCTGGGCGGCGATCTGCTCGGGGGTGGGGAGCGGGCGGAACAGCATGTCGCGCGTGCGGTAGTACTGTTCTTGGCCGTTGTCGTACGCAACTAACGACTCGTCGCTGATGTACCGAATTTCACAGCGCCGATACTCCGGCCAGATCATGTGCCTGTATTCGCATTCCACGCCGACCGGCGGCAGGCCGTCTTGGCCGTTCCACTGTATGACAGGCTCCTTTGCCTCATCAGCCACAGGACGACGTTCCACCAGTCGCCATGCGTGGTCCAGTTTGGTCATGTCGCAGGTGTTGAAGTCTGGCCGCAGGTTGCCCACGCGCTGGCGTTTGCTGATCCGGCAGCCCCATCCCTCAACCCAGTACATATCGTTGCCGTGCTCGGTAGTGACCACTGCCTGCGCCCAATGAGGCGCGATGCTCCAGTCGATACTGGTCATTCTCGTTTCCTTGAACTGTGCCGGCGTGGCCGGCGCGAGGTGGCTAGTCAGGCCGCTTTCGCGGGGGCCTTTTCGACGATCACGCCCGGCAGATTCAGCGTTTGGCCCTTGCTGTTGGCCAGGTTGTCCAGGGCCGGCTGGTCGACGACGAGCAAGTCCTCGGTGGCCAGGCCTTCGGCGATGGCGGCGATGAGCGCGGTTTTATCAACGACGCGGGCGCGCCACTGGGTAGCGCTGGGCTCTGCTGCCTTGCTGGCTGGCTTGATCTGGGCGGGTGCTGGTGCAGCCTCGACCCTCGGCGCCTCCGGATCGACAGCGGCGGGTGTCTCCTGCTCGGCGAGTTGCTGGCGCGCCGCGGCAAGCTCTCGCTGCTGGCGTGCCAGTTCTTCGCGTTGGCGTTGCATTTCCTCCTGTTGGCGGCGCATTTCCGCGTCTTGCTCCTCCATGCGGCGGCGCATTTCGGCTTGCTGGGCTTCCAACTCCTGCCGCTGGCGCTCCGCTTGCTCGAAGGCCAGGCGGTCGGTCAGCATTTGGGTCAGTTCGTCCATGGCCGTCTGCTGTGCGGCTTGGGCTTCCTTCGTCAAGTCGTAGAAGTCGTGTGCTGTGTCGATTTCGCCACAGCGGTCGATCATCGCGGCAATCTCGTCGCTGGTCTTGCCGCGTACCTGGGCCGGCATCCCTTTGATGGCGTCGACCTTCGACAGCAGGCGTGCGATCCGTTCCTGGCGCTCGCGTTCGACGCGATCGTCGACCTCCTTCTTGGCGGCCTTCATCGGATCTTCCAACGTCACCAGTGCGGCGGTGATCCGCTTCGCCTCGGCGTCGATGATCTGGCCTGCCTCGATGTAAGGCGCCTTTTCACGCTTGCGAGCGGCTTCCAGGCTGGTGCGCAGTGTGGTCAATTCCTTGATACCGGCCTTGATGAACTCGTAGCCATCGGCGGTATTGGCGTCCGGCAGCGTCGCGTACTTCTCGCGAAGTTTTGCCAGGGCGGCGTTGGTTGCGTTGTACTCGGCGACCTCGACGGTACCGTTTTCCAGGTCAACATTTTTCAGGATGGTCATGGTGTCATTCCTCGGGGCTGGTAGGAGCGGGGGAAAGCTGGCGCAGGCGCTCATCGGCGGCTTCATTCACGCGCAGCTCAATCTCTGAGGGGTTGAAGTTGACGACTGGCGCTTTGGCGCGGGCCTTCTCGGCGACTTGCTTACGCATTAACTCCAGGGCGCGGGAGTTCGGTGCCGCGGCGATCGCGTCGAGTTGTGCGCGAAGCCAGGTCTTGAATTCGTCCTTGGCTTCGTCCAGGGCTGTCTCGGGATCGCCGGCATCGGCCAGGCGCTCTTTCAGCTTCAGGCCTTCGACATAGGTCGTGTCGTCGAACATGCCCATGTGAATGTCGGCGCTGAACCCGAGGAGTGACAGACACTTCTTGATGGCGTCGGTGAGTGACTTCTTGCCGTAGTCGTGGTCAGTCTTGAAGCCCCACTCGGTCTTGTAGACGTAGGGGGTGTGCCCGTATTGGCGGGCGTGATTGATCGTCCCGTCGTGGCGATACCAGAGTTCGATGTACAGGGTGTGGGTCTTGTCGTGGCAGATGACCGCACCGTTCTTATCGAGGTGCGGTGCGCCTTCATCGAAGCGCTCTACCAAGACTTTCCAGCCCCAGCCCTTGCCGACGGGGCCGAATAGCTCAGTCGCACGACGGACGATATACAAGCCGTTGATGGACGTCATGTCCTGACCGTTGAGCTTCGCCTGCCTTGTGTACCTGGTGTCCGTCTCTTTCACCTGGTCCCAGATAGCCATGTTGCTATTCATGTTTGTCATGGTGTTGCTCGCTTGACGGCTGCCGGCGCCGTGGCTGGTTGTTCCGCGGTAATCAGTCCGCCCCAGATCGGGCCTAGGGCGAGAATGAGCAGGAAGAGGAGGCCGCCAATCAGGCCGCCCACCCAGATGGCTTTGCGTTTCGCGTTCATGTCGGGAGCATCCTGTAGATCAGCCAGCCGTAAAACGGAGCCACCAGGGCCAGCACGCCGATTGCCGACGCAACTTCGGTGAGCGCCCGGCGGGCGCCAGTCGCATTTGGCTTCATGCGGAGGCCCCTCCCTTGGCTTTGTCGATTGCGCTTCGGGCCGCCTCGATCGCCGCAGTTGTGATCGCGTTGCGATGCTGCGGCAGATAGCCGACCAGCGCGCAGTACGCCTGCTCCAGGGCGATGAGTAATTCGGGGCCGTAGCTTTCAACGCGCCGCCGTGCTGCGCGTTCCGCCCGCGTGCGGTTGTCGCGCTCGATTGCAGACTGCGCTTCCTGTTCGGTGGCGTAGAACCTGTACCAGTCAGCGCGCTTCGCGATGCGCGTGCCGTCGGCTCGAACGTAGTAGGCCTTCGTTTCCCGAACGAACTCACAGCGGCTAGCTGCGTCTCGGCCGGCCCGGACTTGAAAGCGGGTGATTGGATTCATACCCGAGTGCTCCTGAGTTCTGCCCAGCGGGCGTCCGACGCGGCGTCGAGCCGGTGGCGCATGTCGTCGTAAATACGGGTGTCGATGAAGCCGACCGCATAGGCCAGTTCAATTTGGCCGTGGACGAACTTCTGGTCCGGGCGTGGGAACGGTGATCGGCGCATCGCCGTAATGCCTTCCTCGATCATCAGCACCGCGCGTTCATCGCTGAAGGCCATCTTCGTCCTCCTGCTCTTCGTCCTCGGGCTCCGGGTCAGGCTGGTCCCAGAGCGGATCGACTTCGCGGTCCCAGGCCTGCTGGGCGCAGTTGAACGCTGCGCGGTTGTGGCGCTCGCGGTATGTCCACATCATCCCCACCTCGCTGAACTGGTGTAGATCGCTTCCAGGTACTGGTCGCAGATGCGTTTGGCCCGCTCACACCGGTCAACGTCGAAGAGTCCGAAGTGGCATTCGGGCGGCGTGATTTGGAGTTCAGCGGCGAGCCAGGCGTAGGCCTGACTGCGCGTCATCAGCTTGTCGCGCCAGATGCGTTCGAATGGGCGCTTGCAGCGGTTGCGAGCGTCGCGCAGCGGCTTGTCGGCCAGCGTTCCCAGCGGGATGTCGGTGTCGGGATGCAGGCCCACGTAAGCGCCGCAGCCCGTGCCAGTACAGGCGTAGGCGTATGGCCAGTCGCCGTACTCGCGACCGTAGATCACCCGGTTGCTGACCAGCCGGACCAGGCCGCCGCAGTGCGGGCAGCCGGAGGGGATTGGCTGAGGATGCTTGATGCGCTTGAGCGCGCCGCGGCTGACGTGGGGCAGCGGTGCCGGCGGCACCAGTTTCTCCAGGCTGTTCGCTCGTGGGTCGATCATGGCGTGTGCTCCGTATTCACCTGCATTCGGCTGAACGCTCGCGCCGCCGGGCTTGCCCGGCGGGGAGGCGGGGAACGTTCATGCGAATGTGGGCGGTGAAAAAAGCCCGGCCGTAGCCGGGCAAGGGGGGGATGAAACGGGCTCAGGAAACAGCAGTGCAGTTGCGCAGCAGCACCGGCGTGGCCTGACCTTCTAGCCAGATCACCGCCATGCCGGAGGCGGAAACTTTGGCTTGAGTGAGCGTTCTGGTGCGGATGGGGATGGAGTCGCGGAGCGGACGGTACTCAACGGCCACCTGGGCCGGGTGCGTGCGATTCCACTCTTCAACCAGGTCTTTGGGTGAGGCGGGCCGGACGGCGCCAACCCGGGCGTAGATCTCGGCGCGATGAATGGCCATCGCTTCCGGAGCAACGATTCCGAGGCGGATCTGGCCGCCTCTGTTCTCGACGACGGTCACGGTGATGTCGTCGCCAATGTGCAGGGTTTCGCCGACTCGGCGAGTGAGGATCAGCATGTGTGCCTCCGTTCAGGATGCTGGGCGCGCGGGCTCAGGCCGGCTCGCAGTGGGAAAGGGCAACGCAACCGGACACGCCAGCGAGCCAGACGACAGCAGTGTGTCCGCCGAGCACCTGGGCTTCGGTTGTCGTCCGGGTGCGTTTCGGCGTTGCGCCGCGATGGAACCGGTAATCGACCTCGGTGCCGGCGGGGTATGCGGAATTCCAGGCAGCAACGGTCGCCGCCGGGTTGGCGTTTCGCTTCATCGGGTATCTCCGGATAGATTGCGATGGGGCTGGTCTGCAGTCCCGGCGAACCGGGGCGGGTTGCTTAGCAGGGCCGCAGTTCTGTGCAGTCCGTAGAAGGGGCGCCTACCAGGATGCGGCGGGAAATTTCACCGTAGGCCTGGGGGAAGTGCTGGAACAGCTCGTTGGCCTCCTCTTGGGTCTCAGCTTCGAAAGCCGGATGCCAATAGGGCGGGCTATCGCCATACTTGACTTCGATCATGAGGTGGAATGCTTGAGCTTGAGTGCTCATCGTCTTGCCCTCCAGTGCGGTAAAGCCCCGGCGAACCGGGGCATGCTCTTTATGCGGCTTTCACCTTGCAGGCGCGGGCCTGCAGCTCTTTGCCGTTCACTTCGACGACCAGGTACTCACCGCCACCGCGGCCGGTGCCCTTGTTGATGGTGCGCAGGAACTTGCCTTCCTTCGCGACGCCACGCGGGTTGGTCAGGATCACGGACTGGCCTTTCTTGAACATCGGTGTTTCCTCTCGTTGTGGTTTCCCGTATGCCCCTCCCGTACTGGCGAGGGGCATCTAGGAAATCGGTATTGCTGGCCGGCGTTACGCGCCACCTCCGGCTGGGCGAATGCTTTCTCGGGGGACCTGAGATCCCGACAGCCGGCCACGCTTTGCTGCCGACTCTCGCTTGCGGTGCTCGAAGCTGCACACCCGGGGCGAGGCGTCCCCTGAATCCCGTTCTGCCTGTCGGCAAGGCCTTGGCTCGCTGTGGCCTGTTCTGTCGTCACGATGTTCTGTGCCGACGGCATGAAAATTATCAGCGGTCATATTATTGGTCAAGACCTGCGGTATTAAAAAAATCAAAATAGCGCTCTTGAAAAGTAGGGGTTCTGGTAATACTGTATGGATATACAGCTTGTGGAGGTGCTTATGGCCAAGCAAAAGAAAAAGCAGGAAGCCCAGGTTCTCACCGCGGGTGAGAAGCTAGGGTTGCGGGTGACCCAGATGATCAACTCGCCGAAGGCCCAAGAGCTTCGGACAGTAACTATTCACCGTCTGGACACGGATGCAGACGAGGCCTGGGAAGGGATTATGGAAGTGTTGGCCGAGACGGACGGGATTGATCTGACTTTCAACGATGACGGCAGCGTCACGTTGAGGTGGGAGGAGCAGGAGAGGGGCGAGCAGGCCTGGTAAACCCGGACGGGGCTGGCCAGGCGGGTGGGAGCGGGCTCAGTGTTTTCTACGTCTCATGACGGACCACCAGAAGACCCAACCGATGATGCTGAGGTTACTCTCACGCATTTGGTCCCTGGTGTACTCCTCGTCTGGGTATTCGTCACGGTTAAAGCTGCGCAGGCGGATGCCTCCGCCGGGTAGGCGATAGACGAACTTCACTCGCAGCATATCGTCATGCTTCAGGGCATAGATCTCGCCGTCAGTGATTGTGCTGACTGATAGATCGACTCCGATGATCGCGCCGTCTGCGATCAGCGGTTCCATAGAGTTCCCCGTAACGTTCACGCAGACCGAGTTCTTGGGGTCTACTCCCGACTCCCGGAGGACTGTGCGAGGGAACCGAATTTTGCGCTTCGCCTGCTCCAGATCAGGCAAGCGACCATCCCCCGCTGCAATCTGAATTTCGTTGAAATAGGGAATCTCGACTTCATCGGCATCCAGTGGATCGCCGTCATCCCAGACGGGGATCGGTTCGAGGTCGCCCCTGGTATTTGCAACCGGCTTGGGGCGTACCGTCGTTGCCATGCGCTCTATCTCCTCGGCCAGGCGCGGGCTGAAGTCCCTGACCTGAATCTCAAGATAGCGAGCGAAAACCGCTGCTGCCTCTGCGTTCAGCGCGTTCTTCCCAGTGAGGTAATGACTTGCCGCACTCTGGGTGGTGGCGCCAAGCCCCTCGAGGGCGATCTTCTCTTGAGTGATGCCGAGTTCTCTTTTCTTCGCCTTGTAAATGGCATTGAGAGCTTGGCACTCCTGCTTTTCTTCGGCCGTGAGCGGCCGCTTCTTCGATTTCATGTTCATCCACTCATGATATTACCAGTGTTCATATTTCTCTAAGATCGCCGGTCTTGTAAAATTAAAGACCGCAAGTAATAATTCGGAATGACCGCGTAGGAGGGCATATGCAGATCATTCCCATTAACGAATTTGTGGCCGAGCAGGGGCAGGCGAAGGCAGCGGAGCTGCTCGGCGTGACCCAGGGGGCCATCAGTAAGGCGCTTCGAGCGGGGAGGAAGATCAATGTCTACCGCTGCGAAGATGGTTCGTACTCTGCTGAGGAGGTGCGCGCCTTCCCGGCCCAAAAGGTGCGCATGGCTTCGTGACATGCAGTTCACCGTGACGATCAATCAAGCGAAAGCGCTCGAGTGGGGGCTGAACTCGCAGCAGGCGCTGCTGTTCGCCTTCGTCTACGAGTGCCCGAGTTGGGCGCGCCTGGTTCAGACGCCCGCAGGTGATTTCTACGCCCTGAGCAAAGCGAAGATCCTCGAGGAGTTGCCGCTGCTGACGGACAAGCCGGACACGGCGTACCGCTTGCTGAAGCAGATCGCTGCGGCCGGTGTGATCGATCTGTCGAGCACAGCAACCATCACACTCGTGCGGCTCACTGCGAAGGGGCAGGAGTGGAATCGGAAACTGGACGGGTCGGAAAAATATCCGACCCAGGTCGGAGAAAAATCCGAGGTCGGAAATTCTTCCGAGGTCGGAGAAAAATCCGATGCAGGCAGGTCGGAAAAATCTCCGACCAAGATCGGAAAAAAATCCGGGGTAGGTCGGAAAAAAATCCGTTCAGGGTCGGAAAAATCTCCGACAAATCAGGTAACCAGTAATCAGGTAACCAGTAATCAGGGTACCAATCAGGATATTGCCGGGGAGGCTGCGCCGGCCCCGGGCGGGGAATTCGTCGGCGCCGAGCAAGAGCCCGGGCCGCGCTGCCAGATACCGGCCGACATGCCAGGCCCGAAAGACCCGAACTGCAAGGCGTACCGCACATGGGCCAACTACGCCATGGCCTATCGCACTCGATACACCGCTTGGCCGGTTTGGAACGCATCGGTTGCCGGCAAGCTTTCGAAGCTGATCGATCGTGTGGGCCAGGCCGACGCGCCAAAGGTGGCCGCGTTCTACGTCAAGTGCATCCACGATGCTCGACTGATTGCTCAGCACCATCCCCTCGGCCTGTTGCTGGCGAACGCTGAGGGCTACCACACGATGTGGTTGACCAATCGCCCGACCACCGGAACGCAGGCACGCCAGCAGGAGAACACCGCATCGAACTTGTCCGCCGCTGAGCAGGCCCTGGCCGAGCAGAGAGCGAGGAGGGCTGCCCATGCTGACGCCTGAGCAACAAGACGAACTGCTGCTTTCCCTTTTCGGCACCGCCGAGGCAATGGGTCAGCAACTCACGCCGGCCGCTGCCCAACTCATGGTTCAAGACCTGGCTGCCTACGAAGAGCCAGTGCTGACCGCCGCATTGCAGGCCGTTCGCCGGGAGGGCGGACGATTCACGGTTGCCGCTGTACTCCGGCATGTCGAGTCCGCCGACGGTCGGCCCGAGCCGAACGAGGCCTGGGCGATCGCCCTACAGAGCTTCGACGAGGCTGAAACGGTGCTTATGACGCCGGAAATCCAGCAGGCGGCTGTGGTAGCCGCACCGCTCATGAAGGGGCGTGGTGACCGGGTGGGCGCGCGCATGGCGTTCATTGCCGCCTACGAGCGCCTGCTCACTCGTGCCAGGCAGCAGGCGCTGCCCGTCAGGTGGTCGCTGTCGTTGGGCAGCGATGCGGGCCGCCGAGCTGCTGCGATCGAGGAAGCGGAACGCCTGGGGCGTCTGCCGGCGCCGGCAGCGCAGTTGCTGCTCGAACAGCACGTACTCGAGCCGGTTTCGCCGGCCGGCAGCGCAATCGCCGGGCTGCTGACTGGACCCTCCGACCGGCTGCTGGCACTGACGAATGACCCACTGACCCGCGAAGCCCTTGCGAGGGAGGCTGCTGGTGGGGGGGATGTGCCAGACGACTTTCGCCGGCGGCTTGAAGACATCAAGAAGCGCTTGGTCCGCAGGGAAAAGGCGAGGGTCCGACTGCGTGATCGCCACCTGCGCCACGAGCGCGAAGACATGGACCGTCGGCGCGCCGCGGTTCTTCAAACCATCGATCAGCTACAGAGCCAGGAGGTTCAACATGGCTGAAGCACTATCAACCCAGGCGCCGGCCAAGAGCGCGGCGGCGAAGAGGAAGCGCGCCGGGCGGCCGATCTACCTGGAGTTCAAGCGCATGGTCGACCCGGACACCGGCGAGGTTCGCCTGGCCCTGGTCGCCGACAGCGGCATCGACAAGTTCCTGCTGAAGGAGCGCGGGTATAAGGCTGGCGCAAAAGTGCGCGCGGAGCTGAAGCAGCCGCGGGACGTTCGCAAGCACCGCCTGGTCCACCGCATGGGCCAGTTAGTCGCGCGCAATGTGGATGGGTTCCAGGGGATGGATGCGCACTCGGTGATCAAGAAGCTACAGGGAGACGCAGGGGTTTGCTGTAGCTCGGAGTATTTCGACCTGGGCGGGCTGGGGCGCGTGTCGCGCCTCGTGCCGGAGTCGTTGGCGTTCGACGAAATGCCCGAGGAGAGGTTCCTGGAGTTCTGGAGGGGCATCTGCCAGCACCTGATCGAGCACTACTGGACAGGCATGAGCGAAGAGCAGATCGGCGACATGATCAACATGATGCCCGAGGAGGTGGTGTGATGGCGAAGATCGCGTCGAAAGCTGTTCGGGACGCCGCGCGAGACGAGGAGTGCACGGTACGAATCGCCGGCATCTGCAACTACAGGACCGACACGACGGTGTTCGCGCACCTGCCGGACGAGAGCAAGGGCATGGGCACGAAAGCGGACGACCTGAGTGGTTGCTTCGCATGCAGTGCGTGCCATGATGCCCTGGATGGTCGGAGGAAGCACGACCTGAGTGCCGAGGAGGTCGAGTGGTACATGCGTAGGGCTTTGGTCCGGACCTGGCGCCGCCTCTTTGAGAAGAGAGTCATGACGATCAAGGGGGCGGCAGCGTGAGCCAGCATCGATTCCAAGCGCTTGGCCGGCTGAAAACCGGCCAGATGAACAAGACCGAGCAGGCCTACGACCAGCACCTGGCCTACCGAAAGCTCGCAGGGGAGGTCGCCTGGTATCGGTTCGAGGGCATTAAGCTGCGCCTGGCCGATAACACCTTCTACACCCCTGACTTCGCTGTGATGCTCACCGGCGGTGAGTTGGAACTGCACGAGGTGAAGGGGTACTGGACCGACGATGCCCGGGTGAAGACCAAGGTCGCCGCCGACCAGTATCCGCTCCGTATTATCGCGGTGTCGCCGAAGCCCAAAAAGGCTGGTGGCGGTTGGGCAGTGGAGGAGTTCTGATGGCGAAGAAGTCTTCGACTCAAGCTGTGCTCGACGCCGTTCGGGAACTGCACAGCCAGCAGCAGATCGTTACTCGCCAGACCCTGGTCGAACTCACGGGGTTGAAGCCCGGCGTTGTCGATGACCGCCTGTCCGTCCTGGTGGACGACTTGCTGGTGCTGCGCGTCGAGCGCGGAGTGTTCGTACCGGCACCGCAGTTCGATCCGCCCAGGCCTATCACCATTACGCAGATCCCCGGTGGCTGGGCGAAGGTCGAGATCAGCGATGATCACGTCATTACGCTTACGCCAGCGGAGAAGCGGATGCTCGGCGAACTGTTGGCGGGTGCTGCTCAGCAGTTCGCAGCGATCGATATCGGGCATTCGAACCAGATACTGGCCGCGGAACTGGCGATCAAGATACGGAAGCTGGAAAGGGAAGTGGCAGCATTACGCGCAGACAGGACCGATGGCGACGAAGCCCAGCTTTCCCTGTCGATGGACCACATCGCTTGATCCCCCTGTAAGGTTCGACCCATCCCCTCTGGCCCGGACAATTCCGGGTCATGACCCAGAAGCCCAGCACCAAACCGAAGAAGGCCCCGGTAGCGAAGAAGCGCGCTACCGGAGTTTCTGCACGCCTGGCGCCTGATCACGCTCAGGGGCAGGCAGCAGCCAAACTCACCTCACAACAAGCGGCGTTCGTCCAGGAATACCTGGTAGACCTGAACGCGACCCAAGCTGCGATCCGTGCCAAGTACAGCGCCAAGACTGCGCGCTCAATCGGTAGCCAGCTATTGACAAAACTTAACATCCAGGAGGCCATCGCCAAGGCTCGCCTGGAGCAGCAGGAGCGGACGCAGATCACCGCCGACCGTGTATTGCGTGAAGCCTGGAACCAGGTGACGGCAGATGCACGCGAACTGACGCAGTTACGCATCGGTTGCTGCCGGTACTGCCACGGCTTCGAGCACAGGTATCAGCGTACCCGTAACGAGTTCGACCAGGACTACGCGGAATGGGAAGCCGACAGCGGTACGGACAAAGGGGATTTCAACGTCAAGGGCGGCCCAGGCTTCGACCCCAATGCCGAGCCGCACCCTGGATGCCCAGAGTGTGCGGGCGACGGCGTTCCGCGCGTGGTGCTGATGGATACCCGCAACCTGTCCGACGGCGCCCGCTCGTTGTTCGCTGGCGTCAAGCAGACCAAGTTCGGCATCGAGATACAGATGCACTCCAAGGATGCGGCCATGGAGAAGCTGTTCAAGCACCTTGGCTTGTACGAGAAGGACAACGAGCAGAAGACCGATCCGCTCACCGCTCTGCTACACACCATCGCCAGTACCAGTGGCAATGCCTTCAAGCCGGTACCCGATGACCCTGAGCACACTATGCCGGCGAGTGGTAGCAGCACCATGCAGCCCGTTTCCGACCCTGATGCCGTCGACGAGGGCTGATGCATGGGAATGTCGGTCAGCTACCAAGAGCCACTGATGCCGCTCCCCACGGACGCGGCCGAACTGGCGCGCTGCCTGGCTGACCCTGAGTGGCGCCTGTTTTCCGGCTGCCTGTACAAGATCATGATCAAGGGCGACGACAAGATCGGCCCTGACGGCAGCATCGAGGAAGGCGACAGCTTTGTGCTGCCCTTCAAGCCAAACCGGGCGCAGAAGCGGTTTATCCGTCGCCTATGGCACCGCAACCTGATCCTCAAGGCGCGTCAGCTCGGCTTTACGACGCTGATCGCGATCATGTGGCTGGACCATGCGCTGTTCAACGGCGACCAGCGCTGCGGCATCATCGCGCAGGACCGCGACGCGGCTAAGGTGATCTTTCGGGACAAGGTGAAGTTCGCCTACGACAACCTGCCCGAGGAAATCCGCGAGCGCTTCCCTACGGCCGCAGCCAACGCGGATGAACTGCTGTTCGCCCACAACAACAGCAGTGTGCGCGTGGCCACGTCCATGCGGTCCGGCACCATCCACCGCCTGCACGTCTCCGAGTTCGGGAAAATCTGCGCCAAGTACCCGGACAAGGCGCAGGAAGTCGTTACCGGCTCCATCCCTGCCGTGCCAACCAACGGCATCCTGGTCATTGAGTCCACCGCTGAAGGCCGCGAAGGCGAGTTCTTCAAGATGGTGCAGATCGCCGAGGCGAATCACGCCAGCCGCAAGAAGCTGACGCCGCGTGACTACCGCATGCACTTCTACGCGTGGTGGCAAGAGCCGAAGTACCGCCTTGACTCGCGCACCATCGAACTGACGCGCGAGGAGCACGAATACTTCGATCTGGTGGAAGCCACGGTGATGCGCGACATGGGCGAGCGCATCACCATCGACCCGGACCAGCGTGCGTGGTACGTGGCCACCAAGCGCGCGGACTTCTCCGGCGCCGAGGAGAAGATGTGGCAGGAGTATCCATCCTTCCCTGCCGAGGCTTTCCAGATCAGTACGGAAGGCAACTGGTACGCCAAGGACATGGCGACGCTGCGCAAGCGCAACGGCATTACCAAGGTGCTGATCCTGGACATGCCGATCAACACCTTTTGGGACATCGGCCGCAGCGATGGCTGCGCCATCTGGTTCCACCAGGAGCTACACGGCGAAGACCGCTTCATCGACTACTACGAGGCACACAACGAAGACCTGCGGCACTACGTCAAGGAAATGCGCGATCGGGGCTACCTGTTCGGAACGCACTTTCTGCCGCATGACGCTGAGCACAAACGCTTGAGCGACTTCAACCGCAGCACGCTAGAAATGCTGCAAGACCTGATGCCTGGCGAGCAGTTCGCCATCGTGCCGCGCATCACCGAACTGGTGACGGGCGTACAGCAGACCCGAAAGCATATGAAGACCGCGTACCTGGACGAAACCAGATGTGCAAAGGGGATACAGCGGCTGGAGGGCTACCGCAAGAAGTTCAACCGCGCCGAGAACCGATTCACCAATGAGCCCGACAAGAGCAATGGATGCAGCGAGGGTGCTGACGCCTTCCGTCAGTGGGCGCAGGCGAAAGAACTGGGGATGCTGTCCAGCGCAACGATGAATTACCAATACCAGGAAGCCGAGCCCACCGACTGGCGGCTGTGAGGACAACGACATGCAGATCACCGAGAACGACCGCCAGTATTTGAACGGCTTGCCACCTGCGGGCGACACGCCGCTGACCGTGGACGAATACGCCGACATCAACTACGAAATCGAGGACCAGCCCGCCTGGCGAGCCGTCGCCGACAAGGAAATGGACTATGCGGATGGCAACCAACTCGATACCGAGTTGCTGCGTCGCCAGCAGGCACTGGGCATCCCGCCCGCAGTGGAAGACCTGATCGGCCCGGCGCTGTTGTCCCTACAGGGATATGAGGCTGTCACGCGCACAGACTGGCGGGTGACGCCGAACGGCGACGTGGGCGGCCAGGAAGTTGCCGACGCTCTGAACTACCGGCTGAACACGGCAGAACGCCAGTCTGGTGCCGACCGCGCATGCTCCGAAGCGTTCCGGCCGCAGATCGCGTGCGGTATTGGCTGGGTAGAGGTCAGCCGCGAGTCGGACCCGTTCAAGTTTCCGTACCGCTGCCGGCCTATCCGTCGCGACGAAATCCACTGGGACATGAAGTGCGGCGACGACTGGGAGGCCTGCCGCTTCCTGCGCCGGCAGCGCTGGCTGTCACCTGATCGCATTGCCCTGGTGTTCCCAGAGCATGCCGAGCTGATCGGCATGGTAGGTAAGTACGGCAGCACATGGTGGGGCCAGCCCGATCTCGGAATGATGGAAGGCGGCACGTCCACCGGACTGCACAATGCATGGAACGAGGCGCGGGCCTGGACCGTGCAGGAGGACCACTGGTACAACCCGACCAGCAAGGAAATCTGCCTTGTGGAACTGTGGTATCGCCGCTGGGTGCAGGTCCACGTCCTGAAGTCGCCCGATGGCCGCGTGGTCGAGTACGACCCGAACAACCTGGCGCACAACATCGCGCTGGCGTCCGGCCGCATTTCTCCGAAGAAGGTGACGGTATCCCGCGTGCGCCGCTCCTACTGGCTGGGACCGCACTGCCTGCACGATGGTCCCACGCCGTACACGCACCGGCACTTCCCCTACGTGCCGTTCTTCGGCTTCCGTGAGGATGCCACTGGCATTCCATACGGCTACGTGCGCGGCATGAAGTACGCGCAGGACAGCCTGAACAGTGGTGTCAGCAAATTGCGCTGGGGCATGAGCGTCGCTCGCGTCGAGCGTACCAAGGGCGCGGTAGCCATGACTGACGCCCAGTTCCGGAGGCAGATCGCACGTCCTGATGCGGACATCGTGCTGGACGAAAACCACATGGCGAAGCCTGGTGCGCGCTTCGATGTGAAGCGCGACTACACCCTGACCGACCAGCATTTCCAGATGCTTCAGGACAACCGCGCCACCATCGAGCGCGTAAGCAACATCACGGCCGGTTTCCAGGGGCGCAAAGGCACGGCCACCAGCGGCATCCAGGAACAGCAGCAGATCGAGCAGAGCAACCAGTCAATTGGCCGGATCATGGACAACTTCCGCGCCGGCCGGACCCTGGTGGGCGAACTGCTGCTGGCAATGATCGTCGAGGACATCGGCCAGGAGCGCACCGAGGTGGTGATCGAAGGCGATGCCGTGACCGCCGATCGTGTCGTGGTGCTCAACGAGCCGCAGCGCGATCCGCAGACCGGCGCCGCCTACCTGTCCAATGATCTGCTGCGCACTCGGATCAAGGTCGCCCTCGAGGACGTTCCCAGCACCAACAGCTACCGCGGCCAGCAGCTCAACGCGATGTCTGAGGCCGTCAAGAGCATGCCGCCGCAGTACCAGGCTGCTGTCCTGCCGTTCCTCGTCAGCCTCATGGACGTGCCGTTCAAGCGCGACGTGGTGGAGGCCATCCGGGCCGTTGATCAACAGCAGACCCCGGAGCAGATCCAGCAGCAGATCGACCAGGCCGTGCAAGACGCCCTGGCCAAGGCCGGAAACGACATCAAGCTGCGCGAACTGGAGATCAAGGAGCGCAAGGCGGATAGCGAAATCAGTGGGCTGAACGCCAAGGCAGTGCAGATCGGGGTGCAGGCCGCATTCAGTGCCATGCAGGCCGGCGCCCAGATCGCGCAGATGCCAATGATCGCGCCGATCGCCGACGCTGTGATGCAGAGCGCGGGATACCAGCGCCCGAACCCTGCTGGTGACGACCCGAACTACCCCATAGCTGACCAGACTGCGGCCATGAACATCAGGTCGCCCTACATCCAAGGACAGGGGCCGGCAGCAGAAGCGGAGGCAGAGAGCGTCTCGGTACGTAGGAACACTAGTCCGACCTATCCACCAGTGCCAGAAGAAGCACCAACGGGGCTGCGCGGTATCGAAACTCCGAGCACGGCAGACAACCTATCAGTTCGAGGTGGCTAGGGGGGGAGGGCAGTGGAATTGGCCAACGGCCCTGCGTATAGTGATGGCATTTTGGACTGAATTCCTCACGGAAAGAGCATGGCTAAAAAATACGCACATATAAAGAATCCGTTAACAGTAATCGCTATATTCGCAACATTTGTTGAGCTTGGCGGAACAGTAGTTCTGCCTCTATTAAAAGGTGAAGTACAGGATCAATATGTTTGGTTCTTGATGGGCTTTCCTTCTTTCTTGGTTTTACTATTCTTTGGTGTGTTGTGGTTTAAACATGAAGTGCTTTATGCTCCTAAAGACTATCGCAATGATGATACATTTCTTCATGCGCGTGGAATTGCCCAGGCTTCGCAGGCTTCAGTTCTCGACAAAATAATAGAAGAGGTTGACGAAACACGCGTGCATACAGATTGCGAACCTGTCGTAGACTCATTGTCAGGCAAGTTAGAGATCAGTGTATCGAACGTTCCGGCCTCTCAGGACGCTAGCGGTGGCAGCGCGTCCGGTCAAGATGAAGAGCAGGAGGGACTATCGTTAGAAGCTATGGAGCAGCCACCTGAGCGTGCGCCTGAGCCGACTGACTTGGTTCGGTCTGTTCAAGATAGATTTAAGCAAGAAAATGATGCGCTTGATCTTCTCTCCAGAGAAAAGAAAACTTACTTTCAAAGAAATGTTGCTCTTGAAGGGGGGGCATACATCTTTAGTGGCGCGTCAATTACGCCAAGAGAAACTCTGTTGGTAGAGGTTTTTAGACCTTGGCAGATATTTAACGGGAAAAAGGTTGGGATGATCCAAGAGACAGTCAGTCAATATTATCATAATTATCACCTTGGATCTGACCATGTTCGGTTTAAGTTTATTGTTTTAATAGTGGGGGCGGATCGTCCTGTGTTGTTTCACAAGAGCATTGTGCGCCTTAAAGAAATGTTTAAGGGTTATGGTGTGCCGCATGAAGTCTATGCTGTAAATAGCATTCAAACTCTCGACAGAGTTTGAAACATTGAGTGCATTACAAGCCCGGACTCTGTCTGGGCTTTCTTTTGTGCGTTAGTTGACCCCCTGTAGGGTTTCGTTCTTCCTGCACTTGTCTCCGACACTGCCGCCCAAGCCAAGGCGTCTCCGAGCGCCGGCGAGACGCGGAGTAATCCGCATTGCTGATGACCCTTGCGGCCACGGCGATATGTGGCGGGATAGGCATGAAAAAAGACGAGCTTTTCCAAGAGATAGACGGCGGACGGCCGACACCTGAACAGGCTGCCAGGATGATTGAACTGGCAATGGGCGATACCAGCAATTTCATGCTGGACAGCGACGAGCCCAACGTCGCAGCCGACGCGGGTGCCGGCGATGCTGGCGAGGCCAGCGCCGATGCCGCCGATCAGGCAGACAACACCGAACAGAACACTGGCGCGCAGCAGGGCGCGGGTGACGCCGGCGCTTCGGCTGGTGGCGACCAACAGGGCAAGACGCCTGACGCCAAAGAGCTAAACGCCGAGAACGCCGTGATCCTGGCCAAGGACGGCAAGCACACCATCGGCTACGAGAAGCTGGTGGAAGCGAGACAGGGAGAACAGCACTGGAAGGCCCAAGCCCAGGCCGCGCAGGCAGAGCTACAACGCCTGCGGGATGAGGCAGCAGCGCGCGCCACGGCAGGCGAGGCCCCGACGTCGCAGGACAACCAACTGGCGGCGGCTCAGGCTGCCATGGATCAGGGGGTTGACCCGGCGATCTTCGGAGACTTCAGCGAGGAAGCGCTGGCCGCAGGTATCCAGAAGCTGATCGACGCGAAAGTGGAAGCGCGCGTGAGCGCACTCGTGGACCAGAAACTGGCACCGATCCAGAAGAAGGAAGCCGAGAGCGCCGCGAGCGCCCACCTGAATGCGATCTACGAGGCCCACCCGGACGCCGACTCCATTGCGGAGAGCAAGGAGTTCGGGGACTGGGTGGCGTCCCGTCCGTCATATGAGCGCGCGAGCATCGCCAAGGTGCTGGAAGACGGCACCGCGGCCGATGTCATCGAACTGTTCGGTTCGTTCAAGTCCGCCACCGGAAACGCTCAGCAGTCGCAGCAGCAGCCGAACGCGCAAGACGCGAAGGCTGCGGCCCAGGCTGCCATCAACAAAGCCAAGACCGAACCGCCGGCCAGTCTCTCGGATATCCCGGGCGGCAAGCCTCCGGCTGGCAACCGATTCGAGGCCATCGCCGCAATGGATCCGGCATCCATGTCGGACGCCCTGCGCGGCATGAGCCCCGATCAGGTCGAGGCATTCCTGAACCGGAACATGTAAGGGAGCTACCCCATGACCGCAAGCAAAACCACCATGCGTTACGGTGATCCGAACGCGATGATCCAACAGGCCGCCGGCTTGTTCGCGCTCTGCCAGGGCCGCAACTCGACCCTGAACCGCCTGACCGGCAAGATGCCGAGCGGCACCAGCGACGCCGAGAAGAAGACCAAGGGCCAGTCGAGCCTGGAACTTCCCATCGTCCAGGCCCAGGACCTGGGCCGCAACAAGGGCGACGAGGTGCGTTTCCACTTCGTGCAGCCGGCGAACGCCTTCCCGATCATGGGTAGCGAGTACGCCGAGGGCAAGGGCACTGGCCTGAAGATTGGCAGCGACCAACTGCGCGTCAACCAAGCCCGCTTCCCGGTGGACCTGGGCGATGTGATGTCGCAGATTCGCAACCCCTACGACCTGCGCCGCCTCGGCCGTCCGAAGGCGAAGTGGTTCATGGACGCCTACCTGGACCAGTCCATGCTGGTTCACCTGGCCGGCGCCCGTGGTAACCACTACAACAAGGAGTGGTGCCTCCCGCTGGAGACGCATCCGAAGCTGGCTGACATGCTGGTCAACCGCGTCAAGGCGCCGACCAAGAACCGTCACTTCGTTGCCAGCGCCGATGCCATCACTGGCGTTGCGCCGAATGCGGGGGAGTACAACATCACCACCGCCGACGTGCTGGACGTGGATGTGGTCGACTCCATCGCCACCTACATGGACCAGATCGAGCTGCCGCCGCCGCCCGTGAAGTTCGAGGGCGACGAGGCTGCTGAGGATTCGCCGATCCGCGTCCTGCTGTGCTCGCCGGCCCAGTACAACAGCTTCGCCAAGCAGGAGAAGTTCCGTAGTTGGCAGGCTGCTGCACTGGCGCGCGCGTCGAACGCCAAGCAGCACCCGATCTTCCGCGTCGATGCGGGCCTGTGGTCCAACACCCTCATCATCAAGATGCCGAAGCCGATCCGCTTCTACGCGGGCGACACCATCAAGTACTGCGCCGCGTACAACTCGGAAGCCGAGTCGAGCGCCGTGGTGTCGGATAGCTTCGGCAATCAGTACGCGGTGGACCGCGCCCTGCTGCTGGGCGGCCAGGCTCTGGCGCAAGCCTGGGCGGCATCCGAGCACTCCGGCATGCCGTTCTTCTGGTCCGAGAAGGACATGGACCACGGCGACAAGCTGGAACTGCTGATCGGCGCGATCCTCGGCTGCTCCAAGATTCGTTTCGCCGTCGAGGCGACCAATGGCTTGGAGTACACCGACCACGGCGTGATGGCGATCGACACCGCCGTCAAGATCATCGGCCCCCGCAAGTAAGCGACAAGGGTCGGTGATCCCGGCCCTTTCCTTCGTCCAGATTGAAAGGAGGCCCATTATGGCCCAGTACAAGACCATCCCGCTCGGCGGCCAGTTCGGCGGTTTCACGCCGTATGGCAACCTGACCACCCTGCGTTATCAGCTCGCGACCAACGCGGCCGGCGTTCTGCTCAACAGCAATGCCGCCGCCGCGCTGGCGGTTGGCGATGTCGTGGCGTTCGAGTTCCCGTTGCCCGCCGGCTTCGTCGCCGAAGACCTGCAACTGGTGATTTCCGACCACTTCGGTGCCGGCGTGACCGCTGACGTGGGCTTTGCCTACGCCGACGGCGTGGACGACGCGACCTATCCGCAGGACGCCGCGTATTTCGGCGCTGGCCTGCTGCTGTCGGCCGCTGCGCGCCTGCGCACCAGTTCCAGCAAGGCGCTGTTCGCGCTGCCCAAGGACGCCAACCTGGTTATCACCATCAAAGGCGCTGCCGTCGCGGAGGCGGGCAAGCTCCAGGTGATCGTCCACGGCGAGCGCCTCGGCGCAGTCTAAGCGCCGCCGCCCTACGAAGGGCCGGCCCGTGCTGGCCCTTCTGTCACGCAGGAGTAGGACATTCATGAAACCCATCATCATCGCCACCATCGCCCACGCGATCAATTCCGCCTACTGCCTCGCCATCGGCGACAAGGTGGCGCCACCGTTCGCCGAGTGCCCGGAAGACATGCAGCGCGGCATCCTGGCCGGCGTGCAACTCCACCTGGACAACCCAGACACCACCCCCGAGCAGTCCCATGAGTCCTGGCTGGCGGACAAGCTGGCCAACGGCTGGGTCCATGGCGATGTCAAGGACTTCGAGGCGAAGACGCACCCGTGCTGCGTTCCCTACGCCGAGTTGCCCGAGTCGCAGAAGGTCAAGGACTATCTGTTCCGCGCCGTGGTTCATGCACTCAAGGACATCCCGGACGCTGGGAGCCAGGACGCCGACGCGCGCGTGGCTGAGTTGCAAGACCAACTCAACGAGGTGCTAGGCAAGAATGCGGCCCTGGTGGCGCAGATGGCGAGCGACGGCGTGCCCATGCTGGATAACGGCGTGCCCATCAAGTACATCGGCCCGCGGGAAAGCTTCACCGACCGCCTGTATGGCTCCGGGCTGATGTTCACCCAAGGGCAGGTGCGTAGCGTGCCCGGCGACCTGGCGCGTCGATTCCTCAACCATCGCGACCTGTTCGAGCGCTCCACCGGCCCCGCGCCGGCCGGCGACGACACCAAGCAGGTGATCGCGCAGGCTCAGCAGGCCCAGCAGGAGCGCGCTCGCAAGGAGGAAGACCTATCGGCTCTGCACCGGGAGGTGGACAACTTCGCCGACTTCACCAGCCTGGCGGCATTCGCCAAGGACCGCTACGGCCTGAACCTGGTCAAGCAGCACGGCTTGGCGCGCTCCCGTGATGCCGTCCACGCGCGCATCGACCAGTTCGGTGGCGCGGTATGACGCTGGCCGACCTGATCCGCCGAGTTCGCACGGACGCGAACGACATGGTGGAGCCGTATTTCTGGTCGGACCAGGACGTGGCCGACTGGCTCAACGACGCAGTGCGCGAAGCCGCCGTGCGCGGCAGGCTGATCCACGAGAGCCAGGCCGACGCCGTGTGCCGCATCGAGGTGGTCGCCGGAACTGCCGTCTACCAGTTGCATGCGTCGCTATACGAACTGTCGCACCTGGGTTTCTACCCGGCCGATATGTCGCGCCCGACCATGCCGGTGCTGAAGTCGGCCGAGGTGCTGGACGTGGAGCTGCCGGAATGGCGCGCATGCACCGGCAAGCCGCTGTACGCCATCCAGGGCGACACTTCGCTGCGCCTGGTGCCAACCCCCGACCGGGCTGGCATTCTGCGCGTGGAGGGCTACCGCACGCCCCTGGCTGACATGGCGCTGGCCGACAAGGACACCGCGCAGCCGGAGATTCACGCCGAGCACCACCGGCATCTGGTCCAGTGGGCGCTGTATCGCGGCTTCAGCATCCCCGACATGGAGTCGTTCGATCCGAACCGCGCCGCGCTGGCCGAAGCCGCTTTCACGGCTTACTTCGGCGAGCGCCCCGACTCCGACCTGCGGCGCATCACCCGTGAGGATGTTCCTCACCATGTAGAGGCATTCTGGCCATGAGCAAGAAGATGAGCGTGGACCTGAAGGTCGGAGAGGTACTGCTGATCGATGGTACTGCCATCCGCCTGGAAAAGAAGTCCGGGCAGGTGGCGCGCCTGCAGATCTCGGCCGACGAAGGCACCGTTATTCAAAACCCCGCAGCAGCGCGCAGGAGTGCGCTCCAAGACCTGGAGCACACCCCTGATGGCAAATACCCTCTATGACTATGCCCGCCAGCGCTTCCTGGAGGGTCAGTTCAACTGGATGACCGACACGATCAAGGTGATCCTGGTCGATACCGGCGCATACACGCCGCAGACTGCGATCCACCAGTACCTGTCGGATATCCCGTCGTCGTCCCGGATCGCTGGCCCGGTCACTCTCACCGCGAAGACCACCACTGGCGGCGCCGCCGACGGTGCGGATGTGACGTTCACCAGTGTGTCCGGCGCGAGCATCGAGGCAATCATCATCTACAAGGACACCGGTACCGAGTCCTCCAGCCCGCTGATTGCATTCATCGACACGGCTACCGGCCTGCCGATCACCCCCAACGGCGGCGACATCATCGTCACCTGGGATAACGGCACCAACAAAATCTTCAAGGTCTGAGCGCCTGCGCGCAGGAGTGCGAAATGCAAGGGCATCAACACCCGCACGAGAAGAATGCCGACTGTCACTGCGTGGCATGCCGGCCGCTTGAACGCCCCTGTGATTGTGAGGGCTGCATAAGGCTGATGAGTGGCTCGGGCAAGCCGCCAGCGCAGGGTATCGGTGTCAAGGGTATCGAGCCCAGGCCCATTGAACTGACGCCGAGCCAGGAAATGTACGTCAACTGGAAGGCTGTAGGCGCCTTGCCTCCGTTCCAGATGTTCGTTCACGAGCAGGCTCCATGTCCGCCCGACCGCTGCCAGCAGCAGTGGGCTATCGACTACGGTGTGCGCTACGGCGCCCAGGTCGGAGACATGGTGCTGCTGGAGCGCTATGCCCAGTGGCACCAGGCGAAAGGCTACTGGCCAGACGAAACGATCCTCGGTCAACCGGTTGAAGGAGCGAATTAATGGCCGACACCATCGACCTGGACGGCGAAAAATTCGTCTCTCCATCATTCGTCACCAGTGCGGCATCGCTCGACGACATCTACACCGCCTGGGTGGCCGACTTCCAAGGCTCAACGACTGCCTATAACCCTAGCTGGCCGAGTACCGATGATAGTGCGACGCTGCTACCAATCCCGGCGCTGTGGACCGGCGGGGCCGATAGGTTGGTTGTTTCTACCGAGTGCGGTGTGGAGATTGTCCCCTACCAGTTCACCTCGGCGAGTACGCACTACTCACAGGCGATCGCAGGAGTTAGCCGGTACTACTCGATCAACTGCGGGCTGCGCCTGGCGATTATCTTCCACCCGACTGGTGTCGACTCAGGTATTACCAGCTTTTCGGGCAACTACAACGCCGACCTGGCGCTATTTCGCGGCACGCATAACCGATCCAGTGAAAACGTCCAATTCGTGGCGCGTGTCGTTCCGGGCAGGCAAATCGATGTGGCCATCAAGAACACCGCCCAAACTGCTGGACTCCCCATCAAGCTGGTGGTCCTCAACGGCACCACTGTGGTGTCTTCCACCGACCTGACTACGATCGTTCAGGGTGGTGTCACACTGGTGACATGTTCCATCTACGGTGGAACCGTCTCGGGCACCGTCGTGGACCAGGCTGGCCAGCCTGCTACCCGCATCGTCCATGTTCACGAGCGCGAAACAGGGTCGGTGATCGGTAGAGGACGCAGCGACTCATCAGGTCTGTTCGAAATTCCGGTCATCGCGAAGGTGGGTACCACCATGTACGTAGTCGGCCTGGACGATGAGAACTCGCCGCTGATCAATGCTGTGATCGCCGATCGCATCGTGCTGGAGTAGCTATGACCACGGGCGTAGAGCTGCGTTTTGACGCAGTACCCAGCGGCTACGTCCCCTCCAGCAGTCGCAACGTCACGCTGGGTGGCGGCCCGCCGGCGAACCTTCCTGAAGGAACCATCGGAGCTTGGGGCATTCAGCCACCGCTGCTCTCGCGCGATGCCCGGGTAGTGCGGACAATCCTTCCGGACCCGCACGCATCGGCGGATCTCGACTTCTCTACTGTTGACCCCGGCTACGTGCCGCCAGCGTCCAATGCTGTGCTGCTTCAGTGGGGTGAGTTGCCGCCGGTAGAGGGCCAAACGGTTTTCCCGGGCGGATTCAGCGATTCCATGGTACCGCCACCGGCGATCCGTACTCAGTATCGCTTTGTGTTGCCTGTAGGATCGTCGCACCAAGTGTTCGGCGCCGCCAAGGCTTGGAAGTACAGCACGTTCGTTTCGGCCTACGGCTTCAATTCGAACGTCATCGGATCCCACAACGCACAGAACAAGCACCGAACGGTTCAGCCGACCGGATTTGTCGCCTACCAAAGCGGGCAGGCGAACATCATCAACCGAAACCGCTATGTGGCGGCCGGCAACATTGCGCCGCCGCCGTGGGGCGCGAATCCCACGGTTTGGCTGTACACCCGCTATCTGAAGCCTGGCGGCCTACTGGCGACCGCGATCCAGGATGTCCACCGCATCAGCCACGAACGCCAGTTCGTGCAGCTCAATGCTGGTGTTCCAGCGCCAGGCATGGGGACGGCATGGGTCAGTCAGGGAACGCGCGTTCTGGAGCCCATTGGCACGTTTCTGGATGCCGTGGCCAGACCTATGGTCGGCGGCACGCGCTTCTTGGAGCCGCCAGGCTGGGATTCCTCGGCATTCGGCACGCGGATCATTCCCGAGTCGCAGACGGTCGCGCCTCAAGGCTTCGCCGAGTTGTGGGGGCAGCAGGCGATCAACAACTGGCTCACCTTTGCCGAGCCGGCCGGATTCCAGAGCACCGTCCAGGAAGAATACCGCTGGGGCCGCGCAGACGTGTGGAACCTGCGCCAGTACGTGGTCCAGGAGTACGACCCGGACAGCGAGTTGAACCCGCCACCCTGGTCGCAGTGGACGCTGGTGGAGAACCGAAACCGTCAAGTGGGCACCATCGGCATGCCTTCGCCGCCGGCCGGCTTCCCGCAGATCGACAACAATGCCAGGCCGATCTTGCCAGGCGGCGTGGCGCCGCCGCAGATCACCACTGCAGCCATGATTGCCTACGGCCGCCGTTACCTGCCGCTGGAAGGCATCGAACCGCCGCCGATCCTGAATTGGCATGCCGTCTACAACGGCGCGAGGGTGTTGGTGCCGACCGGGAATGCTCAAAGCGCTTTCGGTGTGGCGAGACTGGAGAACACGCGGCGTTACTTCGACCGCATCGGCGGCTTCGACTCGGTGGATATCGGCATCGCGTTCATCGATTTCGCCATTCGCGGTATCAGCATCGAGCCGCGCTACAGCATCGAGCCGCCGGATATCAAGTTGCCCGAGGTCAAGCTGTACACGCGCTATGTCGATCCGGTAAGCAACGACATGCTGAACATGGGCCTGGCGGCTCTGTCGATCCACTTCAACGCGATCGGGCCGAGGTGGGCGCACAAAGACCTGTTCGGCGATCCGCGCATCCACAACGTGACGCCGGAGGTCGCGACCTTCGGGGCGAACGCCGAGGAATTCGGTTCGGCCTTCGTGCGCCTGCAATGGCGTCCGGTGGCGCCGGACGGCAGTAACATGCAGTTGTTCGGCCAGGCAAAGATCGCCGACCGCAAGCAGACCATCACGGTTCCAGGCACCAACCTGCTCAGGATGGGCGACAAGCTGGTGGTGACCAAGACCGGCGCGCCGCCGTACTCGCCGCAGAACATCATGGTTGATCAGGCGGTTAACACCGGAGCGGTGCTCGGAAAGCCCGGTCTGAATCAGTACGTCCTGTACGCGACAGGCATCCGGGCGCCGGACATCGAGGAGCCGACGGTGCGCATCATGGGCGTGAACATCGACGCCGGCATCAAGGTGGACGGCTACGGCCTGCCAGCCGTGAGCTTGAAGCTGCGCAAGCTGACGGTGGACGAATGGCCTGACGCTGAAGTGTTCCAGCCATCCAAGCCGCGTCTCACGCCGCACACCATCTGGGCGGTGAAGGAGGCACCCGAGCAGGCCAAGCAGAACCATCCAGCCGGTAACCTGCACTATGTAGGGGAAACGCTGGTTTATCCGCCGGGTGAGCGATTCGGCTCGGCGCGCATCAGCACCTACCTGGGCATCCTCAAGCCTTTCCCGCTGGGCGACGTGTCGAAGATGGGTGAGCATGCGATCTACCTGAAGCGTCGCTACCTGGAGCCGCGGGGTCTGCAGGCGTATCGCATGGGTTGGGCGATCGTGGGTGATGGCACTCAGTTCGTGACACAGTTCGCCGGTGCTGATTCGATGTTACTCGGGGTGCCTGCCGTAGACCGTGGCCCCTATTACGGCCCGCAAACAGTTCGGCCTGCTGGTCTGCCGGCTCCTGGCCCGGGTGGGGCTACATGGGTATCGCTGCTGGATCGTCGACTCCAGATGACCGGATTCCCGTCGCAGGCTATGGGATATTCGCGTGGAGAAGGTCCGTACCAGTGGCAGTCGCTGCATGTTGGACCGCCGATGCCGACCATTCCAAGCGGTACCGACACATCAGCATTCGGTACAGTCTGGGTTTCGCTGCGGGTGCGAGGGGTTGAGCCGGACGGTTGGGAGTCGTTCATCTGCGAATACGACCCGTCGCATTTCGCGGATCGCATGCGAGTCCGCAACGTCTTCACCCCACCGGGTCCAAATGCCCAGTCCGTGGCACCTGTAGGGTTGGATTCAGTGGATGTGGGCGTGCCCAATGTGCGGCCAGGTGTCCACTACATCCGCCCTGACGGCAACGCCGATCAGTACCGCAAAGGAGCTTTCTGATGGCCACGACTTCCCTGGTGCCGCTGGCCGGCATCAACAACGTCGCCGAAGATGCCGCGCTGCAACGCGGCGGCGAGAGCCCGAGGCTCTATGTGCGTGATGCGGTGAACATAGACCTGTCGCCGGCCGGCAAGGCGCAACTGCGGGCCTCTGTGCGCCAGGTCACGGACCAGCCGTTCCGCCAACTCTGGCAAAGCCCACTGCACGGCGACGCCTTCGGCGCCCTGGGCGACCAGTGGGGAAAGGTCGATCCGCATTCATGGACGTTCGAGCCGCTCGCACAGATCGGCGAAGGGGACCTGTCCCACGAGGTGCTGAACAATCGGGTGTGCGTCGCCGGAACGGCGGGCATCTTCACCTACGATGGCGCGCAGGCCGAGCGCCTGACGCTGGACACCCCGGCGCCGCCGCTGCTGGTGGCAGGCGCCGGATCGTTGAGTCAAGGCACCTACGGCGCGGCTGTGGCGTGGCTGCGCGGCCCCCAGGAGTCGGCGCCGTCGCTGATCGCCTTCGCGGAAGTGACCGATGCCGGCGCGCTGGAAGTCACCTTTCCGCTGTGCTTGGATGCCAGTGTGACCGGCGCGCGCCTCTACCTGACGCGAGCGAATGGTGGCGAGCTGCTGTTGGCCGGCGACTACCCGCTGGGCGCGGCCACGGTCATCCTGCCGACGCTACCGGAGCTGGGCCGACCGGCGCAGTTTCGCCACCTGTCGCCCATGCCGACCGGCAAGCACCTGGCCTACTGGCGCGGGCGTCTGCTGATCGCGCGCGCCAACGTGCTGCGCTTCTCCGAGGCCCTGGCCTACCACCTGCACGATGAGCGCTACGGCTTCGTGCAGATGCCCCAGCGCATAACCTTCGTGCAGCCGGTGGATGGCGGCATTTGGGTGGGCCAGGTCGATCATGTCGCCTTTCTGGATGGCGCTGATCCGGCAAGCCTGAGCGTGTCGCGTCGTGCATCGCGGGCTCCGGTGCCTGGTAGTGCAGTCCTGGTCCCTGCCGAGGTGGTAGGCACCAACGCATCACCGGATGGCTCGCCGGTCGCCGTGTGGCTAGCGGAGAACGGCTACGTCATGGGCACCAGCAGTGGCGCCATCGCCGAGGTTCATGCGGGCGTGCTCGCCGGCATCACCGGCCGTGCCGGTACCTCTGTAGTGTTCGACCGCCGTCTACTGACGGCAGTAAGCTGAATCACCCCGAATATCGGGCCTTCAATCGCTGCGCAGGAGTGCGGCATGGGACTTCGGAGAGAACCCTATGCAACGCATTAGCAGCGCTCTGCGCAAAGAAATGGCCGCCGACCTGGCCACTGGTAGCTTCGACATCACCGAAAACGGCATTGCCTTCCCGCGGCTCAGCGTACTGGCCGGTGGCGAGTACTTCGGCCGCATCAACAGCGGCGAGTGGGAGAAGGAGGGCGACAACCTGATTCCCACCGAGGGCCTGGCGCACATCCTCAACATCGCGCTGGGCAGTAAGCCCAAGGTGTCGTATTTCCTGGCCCTGTTCGCTGGGACGGCAGCACCTGCTGCTAACTGGACCGCTGCTAACTTCGCCGCGGTGGCCTCGGAGATCACCAGCATGACCGAGGGTTACACCAGCGCTACCCGCCCAGCTTGGACGCCGACCGACACCGCTACCCGGTCCATCGACAATATGAACACCGTGGCGACCGTAACCATCGCCACAGCGTCGCAGCTCAACGTCAACGGCGCCGCGCTGCTGACCAACAGCACCAAGGGTGGCACCACGGGTGCGCTGGTATCGGCGTCGAAGTACGCGGCGACTCGTGTGTTCCAGAACGGCGATACCTACGATATCGGCTACCGGCTGAACCTTACCGTCTAAGCCGATGTATTCGCCGCGCCCCTACGGTCGTTTCGCGGAAGACGCGGAACTCTCCGCCGACGATGCCGCCGCTGTCGAGCGGCTGGCCAGGAGCCTGACGAACTTCAAGCAGGCGTCTGAGCTGGCCAGCCTGAAGCGCGTTGCGGATCTGCCCAGCGGTCGGCAGGCGGTGGCCATCGACATGGGCGGGGTGTTTCGCATCCTGGTGCTCGAGCAGCATGAGCTTCCGCAATTCCGTTTCGACGGTGTGGCACAGACCAACATCCCCATGCTGTTCTCCGGCGTCATCACCCGCGCCCAGGTGCTGACCGATGGGCAGGGCGTTGGCATAAGGTTGACCGAGCAGGCCCGGCGCCGGCTGGTGGCCTACGACCCGAAAGCGGCGCTTCCGCCGAAGGACGTGGCGTTGCAACGCTTTGTCATCAAGTACGAACCGCGTTTCCAATACTTCGAGCCGCGCGAGCAGGGCATCTACACCTTCACTCAGTACGTCAAGCAACGCCCGACTTGGTACAGCGGTGCCATGGCTGAAGTCATGCAGGTGGTCGGCGGCTATGGGCGTCAGCGCCTGGAGGATCTTCCGGAGAACGATCTGGAGCGTGCCCGCATGCTGGTACCAGAGCGCTACATGGCGCTGGTGCGCGAGCAGCTTGGAAACGTGCGTCTGCCCGGCTACAGCGGCTTCCCGGACGAAGCGGGTCAATTCAAATGCGAGTATGCGGCCTTTCGTTGCCATGGTGTGGCCTTCGACTCAAGTAACAGCCCATGGCTGCTACAGATCGATGGCCGGGGCGTCTACGCTATGCCGCTGCCGGTAGTGCCGGCGACCACAACCGATGCGTTCCGCCGATATATGGAGGAGGTCGGCGACGATGAAATCCTGCGACTGTTGGATCGCTTCGGCGGGATGCCGTCGGGGGAAGGTTTCCCACCCACTGGCAGCGAGTTCGAGGCATGGCGTCGCGCGGGCGTCATCATCAAAGTCTGCGATCCCGCTGACTTCTACAGCGCTAACCCGATGTATACGGCCTGCGGCTGGGCGATGAACAGTCGAGGTACTGAAGGTTTCAATACCTGTTGGGGTTATGACGACACCGGCCTGATGCGGGTCCATGCGTACAAAATGCGCTTGTCGCTGGCGCCAGCAAAGAATCAGGGGCGCATCGAGAACGAATGGCAGTTCGATGACGAGGAGCAGCGTGCCAAGCTCAATGCCTACCTTTCGAAGGTTTACAGCGCGTTGTCCGCCGGCGGCGCGCGTGAGTTGGCCATCATGTACAAAGTCAGGCGCGTTCCGGTTGCGCAGATATTGGCGCGGGCCGCGATTGAAGCTGGCAATGATCTCGAATATTGGGAGAATCTAGAACTTCCCCCGATCGCGCAGCATCAGGGGCACATTAGCCGCGTGGCCAGTGGACCGTTCTACTGGCCGTCCAAGGTCGAAAAATCGTGCACGCGGCTGAAGTTTCCCGAGCTGACCGCTCAGGGCTGTGAGTCGTTCGTGCACGTGTCGCCAGACTACTTCGGGGCTCCGGTCCAGTGCGACACGGTTATATTCGGCTGCTACGTCCAGGACCAGCTTCGGGTTATCAAGTACTTCTACGACGAGCGGAAGTTCAAGAAGGAAGCTACGAGTTCATTCGAAGACATCATGATCGTTGGTCAGTGGGAGCAAATTGAGACTTTCGGTCTTAGCGGGCTGATGGGCTTCTTCTACACAACCGACTTCGACGACCGGCAGGAGCAGCCGGCGATAACGGTCCATACCAACATCGTTGGCACCGACATGGGCTACGGCAACCCGGCTTACTCCACTCCGCCGACACTTTGGTGCGTCGGCGGCGTGAGCCGGTCCAGGTATTACATGCACCGCACCACGGTAGACACTACCGAGACGTTTACCCTGGACGTGGCGGCGCTGGTGCCGGTGTTCGAGCGCGATTGCATGCTCTACGCCTACCAGGACCATACCGGGGGACGCAGTTCCCACGAGGAAACGACGCAGGGCTCTGTGCCTGATCCCACGTCCTACGAACTCTGGTGCTACGACGACATCTGGCACTGGATGGGGCAGACGCGGAACGGGAACCGGGGCGACCCGCCATCCAAGGATGGGGTGCCGGTCTATGTCGACACGCTGGTCTACAGCCCAACCGAAATCAGCGACTTCGCCGAAAGCGGCAACTGGCTGAACCTGCCACCTGGCGGTTTTTTGGATGTCACGGGCATCTGTGGGCCGTACACCTACCGCAACTCCGTCCACAACGCCAACGGCGTCATTATCGGCGGCGAGGCGCCAGGCTTCGATCCGTACCGGAAGGACACCCAGTACCCCAACGAGAGTAGCGGGCGCCTGAGTGTGTGCCTGTCCGTGGCCGGCGCTGTTCAGGTCAATAAGGACATGCCGCACTCGTGGTACTGGGGCTTCTCGCCCGAGAACGACTTTTACTTCTACCGCGACGCCGTGCATGTCGCCATCGGCGACGCCCGGTACGCCAGCATCTACGAGACGGGCCAGGATGGACTGCGCCGCCGCTGGGGGCATACCGCGCTCGCCGATCACAAGGCGGCCCACCACTTCATAGGGGTTATCAATGAGTGACTACCGCGACGACTCCAACGACACGGCGGTAATCAGCGACACGACCTGGCTGGGGTTGTCGGCCGTCAGCGAAGCACCGCGCGCATCAGCGAGACGGTGCTGTACGGGCTGCTGGTGCTGCACACCGATACGGCGGCGGTGTCGGATGAGGCTATCGACCGACCGGCGCACCTGCTGGTGGATCAGGCAACCATCAGCGATGCGGCGAGCGACCGGCTCCGCGCCAGGGTGCTGGTGGTCGATACGGCCACGGCAGCGGATCGCGTCACCGGCACCCTTCGTGTCCTGCACGTCGATGACGCCCTGGTGTCGGATGGGGTGCTGGATCGCGTGCGCGGCCTGACGGTGGACGGTGCCACGGTGGCCGACGAAGCATTCGGCACCCGTCATGCGTACACCCTGGTGCTGGATGCCGCGCGCATCAGCGACAGCACTGGCCAGGCCGCCAGTGTCCTGGTCGAGGACGCCGCCACCGTCAGCGATCAGGCGACTGGGGCGCTGCACGGTCGCGTACTGCTGGTGGATGGGGCGTCCCTCGCCGACGAGGTGGTGGACGCGCATCAGGCCGTGCAGGCGCTGCTGGTGGACGGGGCATCCATTGCCGCGCTGGTGCTGGACCATCTGGCGGCGCGCGACCTGGTATCGGATGCCGTGGTGATCGAGGACATCACCGTGGGGGGCGACCAGGACGGCGGCCAGGCTTGGACCGCAAACGTCGATAGTTGGGCGATGAGCCGCTACGCGCCGTATACCTTCCGGTCGCTTGCTGTGATCGACGGTCGGCTGTACGGCATCGCCGAAGACGGCGTTTATGCGCTGGACGGTGACAGCCAGCCGGTGGCCGGCAGAATCGCGACCGGGAAACTGGACATCGGCCAGGGCGCGCTGGTGCATCCGCATAGCGCCTATCTGGAGTATGCACTGGATGCTGATGGCACGGTGGCCATGGACGTGACCACCACGCAAAGCGGCAGCGCAGCGACCTACAGCTACCCGCTGGAGAGCGAGCCTGCAGACGAGTTGACCAATGGGCGCTTCAAGTTCGGCCGGGGCCTGCGCGGCAGGCACTTCACGTTCACGCTTCGCCTGACCGGCCGGCACGGCTATATCAATGACCTGAGCGTCGAATCGGCGCCGACCAACAGGAGAGTGTGATGGGTATCGCACCGGACAGCATCCTTGGCGTGGCGGTGGAAACCGTCACCGACAAAATCAACGACCTGGACACGCTGGCGCGCAACTACAGCGCGCAACTCAGCGAAGCTCTGGCGGCCATCGGCAACATTACGGTAGCGGATGTGCCGGCACCGACGCGGCCGGATGCGCCTATCGCGTCGCCGCCGCCCGTCAACCTGGGCGAGCAGCCGACCTATAACCCGTCGCCGCTGGTCAAGCCGGAAGCCCCTGGGGGCCTGAATATCGACGACCTGCTGGCCGACCTGGATGTGGGCGACATGGACGACCTACCCGACGCGCCGACAATGATTCCGATCAACATCCCGGACGCGCCGAGCATGACGGCCATCCCGGTGCCGGAACGCCCGGACATCGACACCACGGTGGAGATTCCCGATGCGCCGCAGATCGCCATGCCGGACATGGAAGCGCTGGAACAGATCCGACTGCCGGAATTCGTGTTCCCCGAGTTGCCTACGTTCGACGCCACGCCGCCGGACGCGAGCGGGATCACGGTGCCCAACGTCTTCATCAACTGGCTGGAGCCGGAGTACCAGTCCGAGGTGCTGGACGAGTTGCAAGCGAAGATCAAGGAACTGATGGCGGGCGGCACAGGACTGCCGGCGCCCATCGAGCAGGCGCTGTTCGCCCGTGCCCGCGAACGCGACAGTGGCGAAACCACCCGCGCGGTGCAGGAGGCGGTCGATACTTGGGCCGCCCGCAATTTCTCCATGCCGCCGGGGATGCTCGCCAGGCAGGTAGATGTGGTGCGCGAGCAAGGCCGGCTGAAGGCGGCCGAATCTGAACCGCGACATCCTGGTGCAAGCGGCCACCTGGGAAATCGAGAACCTGCGCTTCGCCGTGCAGCAGGGCCTGGCCCTCGAGCAGTTGACCGAGAACATGCACCAGAACATGGCGCAGCGCCTGTTCGAGGTCGCCCGCTTCCACGCGGAAAGCCAGATCAACGTGTTCAACGCGCAGATCAGCCTGTTCAACGCGCAGAACGCGGCCTTCGAGACGCTGGCGCAGGTCTACCGCACCAAGCTGGATGCGGCTATCTCCAAGCTGACTGCCTACAAGACCGCCGTGGAGGGCCAGGTGGCGCTGGGGCAGATCAACCAGCAGCGCGTCGAGGTGTTCAAGGCCAAGCTGGACGCCGTACAGTCGAGCGTCGAGGTCTACAAGGCGCTGATGCAGGGGGCATCCGTGCGCGCCGAGACGATCAAGAACCAGTTCGACGCCTACCGCGCAGACGTGCAGGCGTATGCCGAGCAGATCGGCGCCGAGAAGGTCAAGTTCGACGCCTACGAGGCCCGCGTCAAGGGCGAGTCGGCCAAGGCGGACGTGCTCGATGCGCAGGCCCGCGCCTACGCTTCGACCATTCAGGGGTTGGCGAACAAGGCCGATGTCAAGGTCAAGGGCGCGCAGATCAAGATGGAGGCGGCGCGCACCAAGGTGTCGAAGTTCTTGGCGGACGTGGACGCCTACAAGGCCACCCTGCAGGCCAACCTGAGCGAGGTGCAGTACAACACGTCGGTGTTCCAGGCCCAGGTAGAAGCCTGGCGCGCAGCGGCCAGCGCCAACGTGGCCGACGCCGAAATGCAATCTCGCTTTGCCGACATGAACAGCCGGACCAACATCGCTTACGCCGAAATGCAGATCAGCGAGTACACCGCGAAGATGCAGAACGCCGTACAGCAGGCGCAGATCGCTCTGGAGGCGGCGAAGGCCCTGGGGCAGTACACCGCTCAGCTAGCGGCCGGCGCTCTGTCAGCGGCGCACGTGTCGGCTAGTATCAGTGGCTCCGGCAGCGCGAGCAGTTCGGAAAGCAAGAGCGAAAGCACTTCCACCAGCTACAACTACAACTACTGACGCCCCCCGTAGGGTTCGTCCCGATGCGGCCTGGCACTGGATCATGCTCCGGTATCAGGCCGTTTCTATTAGGGGCTACCCATGTTCGGATTCAAGAAAGGCGCGAAATCCAAAGTTCAGCAGTTGGCTGAAGGTGGGCGCGTGACTGGCCCGGGGACCGGAACCTCCGACGACATCAAAGCAGAAGTTCCGGCGGGCTCCTACATCATGCCGGCTGATTCCACGGAAGCGATCGGCGAGGAAGCACTTGGGGGGCTCGGGGCGCCGGTAGCGGTTAACTTGAGCGACGGCGAGTTTCAACTGCCTCCGGAACAAGTTCATGCCGTTGGCGTGAAGGCTCTGGATGCAATGAAGGATGCCACGCACACCCCAGCGGATCGGAGTTCCGATGGCTTCAAACCGGAAAAGAGCGCCCCCGGCAAGCCGGAGATGTTTTTTGCCGACGGTGGCGTAGTGGAAGAGCGACGGAAGCGGCCGCAGCAGGTCATCAGCGGCTACAGCTCAAACCCTACCATGGCGAAGGCCCAGGCCAACATCGATGCCGAGCAGCAGGCTCTCGCTGTGCACCGTCAGCGCACTGCTGATGCTGCAAAGCTCCAGCCAGGTGTTGCGCCGGGATACAGCGACAATCTCTATACCGCCAACGCCCAGGCACGTTCGGACGCGGCACGGCAGCAACAGGCCATTGCACAGGCCGGACCACTGCCCGATATACCGTCGACACAAGGTTTCGCGCCATCGCGACAAGGTAATGACCCAGCCAGAGCGGCAAGGATGCAGGCTCAGTTTGATCAACCGGTAACGGGCCCTGCTCGACCCAAAGCGGCTGGTTTCACTCCGCAGTACCGTACTGAAGGGCCTGGCTGGCGAACCGACTCGGTTCTCCGCGGGACGGGCGACGACGTAGCGCAGCAGTGGGCATCGGGTGAGTATGCCCGTGGCTTTGGGACCGGCGTGCGTGGGGCGCTTGCGGCGGTTCCCGCAGCATTCGCTGATGCTGGAGAGGATGTCGGTCGATTGGCGGAACCGGTGATCAACTTCGGTAAAGGGCTATTCGGATGGGATGACACTCCGCCGGCGCTTCGTGGTCAGCAAGCAGCCCAGGGTGCAGCGGCGCCAAGTTCCAGTGCTGCGCCCGGGCGAGGCCAGGTGTTGCCGGCTGCTGGTGCGCCAACCGGAGCGCTGGAGTCGGCGGCGAATACTGGAACTGCTATGCCAAGCGCCGGTGGCTCGGACCTGCCCAACAACGTGACACGGGTGGGCAACAGCTTCTCCGGCACAACAATCCGCCCGGGCTACACCGTTAACGGGGAAGCTCAAGCTACGGGGTTCGCCCCAGGTGGTCAGCGGAGTGCCCAAAACCAGCGCGCAGTGGAGAACCTGCTGGCCCGAACGCCTGATGTGGGTATGGGGTTCAGGCCGAGTTCTGTCTCCCAGGTACCGCCGATGGCCCCGGACGCGTTGGCTCAGTACAACGCCGGTAACTCCGGCGCGCCTCGGGTAACCGTGGTTCCCGATAGCTCTCGGGCCGATAGCGTTCGCCAGGCCGCCTTGAATGCAGCCTCAACACCTTATCGCGGTTCGCCGAACGGGCAGTTAACTGCCCGCCAGATCGACAACCTGTTCGGGCTCCAGCAGAGCGATGACCGCAATGCTACGTCCCTGGCGAGCACTCGGGCGAATAACGACACGGCCTTGGTGCGGGAGCAGGTGCAACAGCAGGGCGCAAATCAGCGCGCGGCTCTACAGGAAATGGGGCAGGGCGCGCGCTTCCTCGCCGCCAACGAACTCGATCGCCAGCGCCTGGCTGGTGAGCAAGAGGCCAGGGGTTTCCAAACCCGCGCCGCCCAGCGCATCGAGAAGCTGTACGAGCAGTACGACAAGGCTGCTCCCGAAGACCGCGCCGCGATCGCCGAACAGATTCGTGTGCTTGCTGGTAAGGACGCTCCGAATCGCTTCACCGTGGTACCTGGCGGCCAGGAGTACGACCCGCAGTCCATGCAACTTCTGACGCGCCCTGCACGAGTACTCAACAACCAGACCGGCCAATTTATCGACCAGCAAACGCAGTCGGCGCAACCCGTCGCTCCGCGAACTGGTGAGGTGCGAAGTGGATACCGGTTCAAGGGAGGGAACCCTGCCGACCAGAATAATTGGGAGAAGGTGTAATGGCCGATACCAGCAAGCCATGGGAAGAGTTCGCGTCTCAACAGCCAGTAACTGGTGGCGAGAAGCCGTGGGAGGAGTTCGGTGGCGAGACGAAGAGGAGGGAAGAGGCCTGATCGGGCATGCGCGCGACCTTGGCCTATCCGTGGCCAAGGGGGTGATTGGGGTTCCGGAAGCGGCTGTTGGCCTCGCTGATATCCCAACAGAGGGCCGCGTAGGTAAGTTCCTCGAGAATCAGGACGGCATGCTCGGCTTCCGGCCCCGGGAGGCGAAGGATTTCCTGAGTGATCTACACACCGATCAGTACAAACAGCAACAGCAGGACTTTCAGGATGCTGATGGCGTCGTAGACAAGACGCTGCATGCTGTACAGAACCCGTCGATGGTCGTGAACACCGTAGCGGAGTCTTTGCCTTCCATGTTGGCGGGGGGCGCGGTCGGTCGTGGCGTTCGGGCGCTGGCTCCAGCGTTGGCACCTGTGGCAGCCGGCGCGGCTGGCGAAGGGGCGGTGATGGCTGGTCAGCAAGCAGAGCAGATCCGCCAAGAAACTGATGACGGCTTGCTCACTCCGGCGCAGTCGGGAGCCGCGGTGGCCACTGGTGTGTTGGGAAGCCTGTTTTCCCTTGCCGGCGGTAGCTTGGCCAAGAAACTGGGTATCGGTGATGCGGATACCCTCCTCGCTGGTGGTGCCAACCCAGGACAACTGGTCAGCGAACTGGCGTCCATGCCGGCGAAGAGCATTCCGCGAAAGGTGATAGAGGGCGCAATCTCCGAGGGATTCCTTGAGGAACTGCCACAGTCCGCATCAGAGCAGGTTCTGCAAAACCTGGCGCTGGGGCGGGACTGGGCGAGCGGCCTGGATGAAGCGATGGTAATGGGAACGCTGGCCGGGATGGCTATGGGCGGGCCGGCGGCGGTTCTGCATGGCGGTCAGCCGGCCGCATCCCGTGGCTTGACGGATGCGGACGCCACCTTCGAGAGTACCCCAGGCCTTGAGGGGAAGAGCGAGACAACTGCGCCACTGGCACTCCCAGCTCCAGTGTATGAGGCTGGTTCTGACGGCCAGGTCCGGACCACGGTCGACCAGAACTCCGCTACCCAGGTACAGCGTCAGCAAGAGGCTGAACGTCTGGACCGAATCCGTCGAGGGGAAGTCACCGATGTGACTCCGGTCCCGGCGGCCCCAAAGCGCTCCGAGCAGATGGGGCTGGACCCGGCTACTGGGCCACTTTCTGGTGCTGCTGCGCAGGCCGTGGACAGTGGCGCAACTGACCAGTTGGTGCAGCAGGCCGCGCTCCAGCAGGCTGCCGAGGAGGCACAGAAGAGCGGCAGGAAAGGCGAACAGGTCAACCCGGAAACCGGTGAGATTACTGCGGAGCAGGGTGATCTGTTGGCATCAGATCCTGTCACCGATCTGCAGGGCCGCCTGGAATTTGTTCGCCGGCAAGCCCGTGCCACTGGATGGGACGCGAAGAAAATCGCCGAGCGCGATCGCTTGCAGGAAGAACTGGACAAGCTCGCGCCACCGCCGGATGCCGGCTACATGCAGCGCGTCGGTGAGCGCGTGAAGCGTATCGAGGCCGCGCAGAGCCCCGATGAAATTGCTGCGATCCTCGCCGAGGACCAGCAGGATGAGCAGCGCCACCAGAACGCCGCTGGCCGGGTTGAGCTAGCCGCCCGTGCTCGCGGCTTCGCCCTGGACCAGGCGGCGCAGCAGCAAGCCCCGACGCCAATCGGCGTGCAGGACGACATCCAGCAGGCCCAAGGCAAGGCTGACGCGCAGCAGGCGCAAGCCGCACAACCGGCTGTATCGCTGGCGCCGGCAGCGGAATCCGTACCGTCAGCATCTGCGACCGAGGCGAAAGCGACCAACCTGAAGGACGCCATTTCGAAGGTACGCCAGGCCAAACAGAAGCTCGAGCAGCCTGCGGCGCTGCAGGCCGTGCGTCGCGGAGAGGTGGGCGGAAAGCTGGGCGGAAAGCTGGGCAGTGGCGAAGTAGTGACCACCAGCAGCGGACGGCAGACGACGCCTTTCCCGAAGGTCAGCGTGGACACCAACCGCAAGGCGACCGGCACCATCAAGGCCGTGGACCTGTGGCTGATGCAGAATGCCCTGGATGAAGCGCGCTTGCGCGGCGACGAGTTCAACGCGCGCCAGTTCGAGGCGAACCTGGCGAAGCCGCAGCGGGCCGATAAGGAGGCTGCCGAGGAATACCTGTTCGGCCAACAGCCTGCTGCGCAGCCCCGCGTGCTGAAGCCACTGGCGCCGAAGCCTACCGCCACCGACAACAGCGCAAGCTGGGTCATCCGAAACAAGGAAACCGGTGAGGTGATGGCGGAAACGTTCGACCGTAAGAAGGTTGACGCGCTCAACACCGAGAAATACGAAGCGGTGCCGATCCGGCAGCACCTGGCGAGCCTGAACAAGCCCAAGGCGCCCAGCATCGAAGGCAAGGACATCGGCGAAGGCTGGGCGGAGTTCAGCAAGGAATCGGGCACCGTGGGCATCCCTCGCGCCGACATGCCGCAGATCAAGGCCGAGCACCGCGGCGCGATGGTGAACTTCCTGAGCGCTCGTGGCGTGCAGCATCAGGAAGAGACAGTTCCCGCAGATACCCTCAAACCGACGCAGGCGGAGTTCAGCCGGGATAAGGTGGCGAAGGCCAAGGGCTTCGAAGGTGGCAACCGCTCCATTCTGGTGTCGCGTGACGGCCATGTGCTGGACGGCCATCACCAGTGGATGGCGGCCCGCGACAACGGCGAAGAGGTGAAGGTGATCCGCCTGGATGCCCCCATCCGCGACCTGGTGAAACTGGCCCACGAATTTCCCAGTTCCACCACCGATGCCAGCAGCGGGCAGGGCGCCACGGTTGAAGCGAAGCAGGTGAGGCCCAAGCCTGAGCCAGCAGCTCCTGATGTGCCTAAGAAGAAGCCGCGCGGCGTGCTGGCAAAGAGGTTACAGGCCGAGGCCCAGGCCCGCGCCGAATACTTCACCCCCGGCAACGTGGTGCGAGGTTACGGCGCCAACTACGACAGGGTTATCAGCTACAACCCGACCGAATCGGGAAGCTGGACCGTCACGGTGCGCAGTGTACGCAAGGAAGGCGACACCTGGGTGGATGTCCCGGGCGAGAGCGAGCGCACTCACATGACGGCGCCGGATGCGCGCGACATGAAGCGCGGCCCGGCCGGCCGTATCGCAACACAGGGGGCGCCAACCGCCGATGAGTTCCCCTTGAAGGAAGCCGCAGCCAGCTACTCCGGTATCTCGAACAGCAGCAGCCAGCGAGCGAAGTCCGATGCGGATGAGTTCCAGACCTACATCGACGTGGCCCGCGACGCGGGCGCTGTCGTGGCACGCACCGATGCTCAGCAGGCGGCCGTGGAGCAAGCCACACGAGAATTGCGGGCCGATTACCTGGCCCAGTACCGGCGCCTGATGAACGTGCGCGCCGGCACCTACAGCGGCTATGTTGTCGGGCGTTCTGGACTGAACAGCAAGCAGGCGGACAGGCGCAACAGCGCCTACGACCGCGCCATCGACACATTCGTGGCCTGGCAGAAGGCCAATCAGGATCGCGTGCGCCAGGCGGCACTGGACGCCCGTACCGACGAGGAAAAGGCGGCAGATCGCCAGGCCGCCGAGCAGGCCCGTGCCGACAAGGCGCAGCGCAAGGAAGACGGGGACCGCAGCCTGATGCGCAGGATTCTGTCCTGGAAGAAGGGCAGTGAGCCGGTGGCGATCACCAAGACCGCGCACCTTGCCGGGGTGAACTTCGGCAAGGATGGCTACCCGACCAGCATTAAGTTGACGCCGACCGATGGCAGCGTGCTGACGAGCGACAAGTTCGACCTAGCGACGCTGTTCCGTGAGCGCGGCATGAGCGTGCCGGAGTCGAAACGCCGCGTGCGTGAACTGGTCGATTTCGTGCGTGCCGAGGATGCAGCCCGGCCCCAGTCCGAACCGGCAGAGGCACCCAAGCCCGATCCCGCGCAGCCCAGCGATTCGAAAACCCCGACGCTCGATGAGCATGTAGCCCTCATGCAGCGCGCGCGCAGTGGGGAGGCGACCGCCGACGAGTTCCGCCAGGCATTCGAGCGTACGCAGAACGCCCGCGACGCCCTGGTGGCCGAGCTGGGCACTATGAAGAAGGATGAACTGCTGAAGTCAGGCGGCTACAGCTTCTTCCACCGCTACCGCAACGAGAAGAAGGCAGCGATTGTCGATGCCCTGGCCGGTCGCGTGTTGGAGGAATTTGCGCTGGGCCGCAGCTACGGCCCGAGCAGCTACGTGATGTCGGCTGCTGGCCTCGAAGCGCACCGCCAGGCCAAGGCCAGCGCGCTGGCCGAGCTTGTGGCGAACACCACCGACGACGACATCAAGGCGCACGCCGCCGAGGTCGCCGAGGCGCAGCAGGAAATCCAGGCCCGCCGGGCAGCGCAGCAGAAGGCTGTCGCCAACCCGCAGACCCTCGCCGAGTTCCGCCAGGCAGTGAGCTACAACATGGAGACGCACGGGGAGTCCCTGCGGGAGGCGTTCATGCGCCTGACGCCGGAACAGCGTATTCGCTACGACGAACTGGAGGCTGAGAGCACCAAGGCCCTGCGTGAGCAGGCCAAGGCACAGGCCAAGACCCGCGTAGCCAGCGCCGGGCAGACTACGGCCGGCGACATCATCGAGACGAAGCACACCAAGCACGGGCATGACCTGTTCGTGGTCCAACTGGCCGAGCGCGTCAGCCGCGAGGACTACGACACCCTGAACAATTCGGCGAAGCGGCTGGGCGGCAGCTACAGCAGTTATCGTGGGAATGGCGCCGTCCCCGGCTTCCAGTTCCGCACCCGCGAGGCGGCCGAAGCATTCCGTAAGCTGGTGACAGGCGACACCGCCGACGCGCAGGCCGTTGCAGAAGCGCGCCGCGACGCCTTCGAGGATGACCGCAGTCAGGGCGCCGCCGAGCGACTACGCACCATGGCTCAGGCCCTCAACGAGCGGGCCGATGAAGCGCTGAATCGCGAGCGGAAGCAGAACACCGAGCGCCGTGCGCGGATGGCCGCCCGCGCTGAGGCCTCTGCGCGGTCCGACAAGGCACTGGCCGCCACCATGAACAACCTGGCCGATGCCATCGAGGGCGGCAAGGCCAAGTTCCTGGACACCGTGCGGCAGAAAGTGCAAGTGGAGTTCCTGGCGCGGGAACTGCGCAATGCGAAGGACGCGCAGATTCGTGCGAAGTACCCGACTTACGGCGAGCAGGAGAAACACCGCGGCGAGCCGGTGGACGCCGAGACGGTGGACTACTCCACCTTCCCCAGCTACACCGCCATGCGCTCCGACCTAGCGAGCCTGGCGCGCCAGATGGCGGACGTGGACGGCCTGAAGAAATTGGCCGCGCGCCTGGAGAAGGTCGCCGACGATGTGACCGAGGCCTACACGGACTGGGCCAAGCAGAATCTTCTGTCCGTCAGCCGCTTCACCCGCGGTGACCAGTTCGCCGACTTCAAGAGCCGCGAGGATGCCGAGCGTGCCATTCGCCGCTCCGGCCTCACCGGCAAGGCCATCGTGCTTCCGGTGAAACGCGGGCAGAACCGCATCGTCATGGCCCCCAGCGAAGCCATGAAGCTGGGCCTCTGGCAGGGCGACGGCGACAAGCGCATCACGCTGTCTGGCGAGTTCGGCGGCGAACTGGTGCAGGCCCTGGGCCGGCGCAGTGGCAGCAAGATCACCGTTCCGTGGGCGCTGGAGAGCGCGCACGAAAAGCGCAAGCGCCTGGAGAGCATGGGCATCCTCACCGGCAGCGAGTACCGCTCTGCACTGCGCGAGTTCGTAGCGCTGCGCGAGGCGCCCGCCGAGCCGGATAAGATCAAGCAGATGGAACGGGCGATGATCGGTCGTCGCAATGACGGCCTGGACTTCTTCCCAACCTCGGCCGCCGTCACCGAGGAAGCCATCGACGCCGCCGACATCCAGGGAGGCATGGACGTGCTGGAGCCTTCCGCCGGCATGGGCCATATTGGCCGACGCGATCCGCGAGCAGACCGGCGTGGAGCCCGAAGTGGTGGAGCTTTCCGGCGAACGCCGCGAGTTGCTGGAGGCCAAGGGCTACAACCTGGTCGGATCCGACTTCATGGAGGTGTCCGGCAAGCAGTACGACCGTATCGTGATGAACCCGCCGTTCTCCAAGGGGCGCGACATCCAGCACGTACAGCACGCCTACAGCCTGCTGAAGCCCGGCGGCCGCCTGGTTGCCATCATGAGCGAAGGCGCCTTCTTCCAGAGCAACAAGGCCGCCGAGAACTTCCGTGCCTGGCTGGACGGCCTGGGTGCCACCAGTGAACGGCTGCCGGAAGGTTCGTTTATGGACCCAGCGCTACCCGTCAATACCGGCGTGAACGCGCGCATGGTGGTGATCGACAAGCCGGCAGCCGAAGAGTCGGCAGCGCCGCAGCCCGGCGAACAACCGCCTGTGCAGTACTCGTTCGCCGGACGCAATGCCGTCGGCGCCAATCTGCATGCCCTGAGCACCGCGCAGCAGCGCATCGCCATGGGCGAAAACGCCGAGGCCGTTCGTCGAGATACCGGCTGGCACCGCGGCACTGATGGCAAGTGGCGCTTCGAAATCAGCGATCATCAGGCCAGCATCGCCGTGGCCGGTGAGACTGCTGGCGCCATCATCGATATGGCCCACCTCAATGCCATCAACGACGAGCGTAGTCGACCGACTGTAGGCGATGTGCTCAGCCATCCTCAACTGTTCGCTGCATATCCTGACCTGCAGCGTATCCCGGTGGCAGTGATGCCAGAAGGCGGCACTGCGCTGGCTCGCCTGCGCCGTCTCGCTACTGGTAACCAAGTTGAGGTTCAGGCCAACATGCCGCGCACCGAGGTGGCCTCGGCGATCTTGCACGAACTCCAGCATGCGATACAGATCCGGGAAGGTTTCGCCATGGGCGGCTCGGCCAGGGCTTTCGTCAGCGACTTCGATAAGACTGGTGCGGCGACCTATCGTCGTCTGGCTGGAGAGGTGGAGGCGCGCAACACGCAGACTCGGATGAAGATGACTCCACGTTTGCGCCGAGATATCGCGCCCGAAGAATCGGCCGACATAGCGGTCAGCGATGTTCTGGTGACGTTCAACGGCCGCGACTTGGTGGACGCACTGTTGCCGCAGAACCTCAATGACCGCGTGCCGATGACACCTCCTAAGCTCGTGCGTGCCTTCGACCTGCAGTTCCCGCAGCTTGGTAAGGCCGTGCGGACCATGCTGGAGCGTGGCAGGCAGGGCAAACGTGGCGGTGCGGTGCTGATCGACAGCGCAGACCCCCTGCGGATCGCCCACGCGTATTCGCAAAAGACCGGCAAGGCGCTGACCGATGCTATCCAGGTGTTCGAGGAGGGCGGCCGCATAAACGGCTTCTACGACTCCAAGTCGGGTCTCACCTTTCTGGTTGGGCCGAATCTGGACCCGGTGACCGCGCCGGCAGTGTTGCTGCACGAAATGATCCACGGACAGCAGCGGGCGAAGATTGATCAGCAGGCCGGCGCCATGCTGATGAATCGCGCCAGCGTCAAGGATGCCGACATGCGCTCGTTTCTGGATCGCGTGGCGGCTCGAATGATTGATGCAGGCGAGAGCGCAAATCAGCGTGAGGCTGCCGCCTACATCGTAGAGCAGGCGGTGACAGAGGGCCGCAGCCAGGGCCATCAGTTCGCCGACAGCCGTTTCCTGTCCTGGGTAGATCAGGCAATTGGCCGGCGCGTGGGTGACCTGCTGCGCAGCGTACTGGGTGTGGTGCGACAGTGGATGCTCGCCCATGGGATGGGCCTGGGGCAGATAAGCGTGGATGATTTGGTGGCCTACGCGATGGCTGGCATGAAGCGCGCCGCACGGGGCGACGTGCGCGGCAGTGGCCAGGCATTCAGCCGTACGCAGACGCTCAGCGACGCCTTCAAACGCTGGTTCGGCGACAGCAGGGTGGTGGACGCCGAGGGCGAGCCGTTGGTGGTCTACCACGGCACTACAGCAGACTTCTCGGCCTTCTCGCGAGAGTTCTTGGGCGAAGGGGACGGCAATGCGGACTTTGGCGACGGCTTCTACTTCACGGATCGCGCGGATGCCGCGAGCGGCTACGCGCAGGGTGACGGCGGCAATGTGATGCCGGTCTACCTGAACATCCAGAATCCAGCGACCAACGAGGTGATGATGTCGCACGAGATTCAGGACGTGCTGGACGATGGTATGGGCTTTGCTGATTTGGCGGATGCGCTGGCTGAGCGAGACTATGATGGCATCGTATTCACCCACAAGAGTGGTGGGCGTGAGTTTGTTGTGTTCAGCCCGGAACAGGTCAAGTCCGCCGTTGGCAACCGAGGTACCTTCGACGCGAGTACCCCGGACATTTTGTTCAGTCGGTCTGGCCTACGCGAAATTGCCGGCAAGGCGACATTGGAGCTGAACAAGACCTTCAGTGCGCCGGGTGGGCTGTCCTGGTGGCACAAGACCATCGGCACCATGTACAACCTCGCAGAGCGTTCCCCGGCATTCAAGCCGGTCTTCGAGTCGGCGCAAGGATTTATCGATGACGTGAGTTATTACGCCAGCGATGCGGCTGATCTGGCGCCGAAACTGCTGCCGAAGTTGGAAACTTGGCGCGACATTGCAAAGTCCCCGGTGGGCGCTGAGGACAACAAGGCGGTGGCCAAGCCGGTATTTGAGGGCACGTTGATGTGGGCGCGCGACGTGGACAGCAAGCCGGTGCGCGTCGATTCGCTGGCTGAGCGCGCCATGCGTCTGACGGCCGACGAGAAGGCGGACATCCTGCTGAAGCAGGGCAAGATTCCCGAGGGACTGCTGCGCGCCTGGCGCGGCCTGAGCCCCGAGCAGTTCGCCAAGATGATCGACAGCCGCTACGAGTCGCAGATGCTCAAGGCAGGCATCGTCTGGACCGATGCTGAGCTGCGCGACATATGGAAGCTCAACGATGCTCAGGTCGCGCTGTACCGCGAGTTCCGCGCCGCCACCGACCGTAGCCTGGACACCATGGCCCGCGCCGACATGCTGCGCTTCGGCGGCGAGGATGTGAAGGAACTGCGCGACCAGGTGATGGACGCGGCCGATGCGCAGGAGGGGGCCGCGATACTGCGCGACCACCTGGCGCAGATGGCTGATGCATGGCCGGAACGCGCCACGAACCTGCTGAACCTGGCACACGGCATGACGGATCGCGCCGAGAAGGTCGCCCAGTTGCAGGGCGAGGGCTATGCACCGCTGTCGCGCTTCGGCAAGTACACAGTGGACGTGGTGGGTCAGGACGGTCAGCGTGAATACTTCAGCCTGTTCGAGACGAAGCGCGAGGCCAACCAGATGGCCGAGCAGATGCGTGGCGCGTTTCCTGGCGCCACCGTGAGCCAGGGCACCCTGTCCGAGGAAGCGTACAAGCTATTCGCTGGCATCACACCGGAAACGCTGGAACTGTTCGGCAACGCCCTCGGTCTCGACTCACAGGGCGATAGCGCACGTGATCAGGCTTTCCAAGACTACCTGCGCCTGACAAAGACCAACCGCAGCGCAATGCGCCGGCTTATTCACCGAAAGGGCATCGCTGGTTATAGCGAGGACGTAGGGCGGGTACTGGCCTCGTTCGTATACTCCAATGCGCGGCAAACCGCCGCCGGTCTGCACATGGGCGACCTTTCCGAGGCTGTGAACGGCATCCCGCAGGCGCAGGGCGAACTGAAGGACGCCGCGGTACGGCTGGCCGACTACATCAAGAACCCGCAAGAGGAGGGGCAGGCGGTGCGCGGACTGCTGTTTGCGCAGTACCTCGGCGGGTCCGTCGCGTCAGCCTTCGTCAACATGACCCAGCCGGTCCAAGTGACTTTTCCCTGGCTGAGTCAGTATTGCGGGGTGAAGCGCGCTGCGGCGGAACTGGGGCGGGCAGCACGACAGATGGCGCAGCGCTCCTATCAGTTCGAACCGGACCTGGCCCGGGCATTAAAGCGCGCAGAGGATGATGGGGTGGTGTCCCCGCAGGAGGTCCACCAGTTGATGGCGCAGGCCCGCGGCAGCGGCTCGCTGCGCGCCGGGGACGGGACGCGCTTGGGTGATGCTCGAGCACTTGCGTCCAACAGCGTGGCGCGCCTGTCGATGGCCTGGGGCAAGTTGTTCGGCGCCGCAGAGCAGATCAACCGCCGCATGACCTACATCGCGTCGTATCGCATCGCCAAAGCGCAGAACATGGCCAATCCTGACGAGTTCGCACGCCGGGCCGTGCGCGAGACGCAGTTCGTATACTCCAAGGCCAGCAAAATGCGCTGGGGGCGTGGTGCCGTCGGCGGCACCTTGATGACCTTCAAGACGTACAGCGTGGCCTATCTTGAGCTGATGCATCGCTTGTGGAATCAGGGTGAGCCTGGTTCGCAGGAGCGCAAGGACGGTCGGAAGGCTGCTGCCCTGATGATCGGTATGCTGCTGCTCGTCGGGGGCGCCGGTGGCTTGCCGTTCGCCGAAGACGCCGAAGACCTGATCGACGGTGCGGCGCAACTCATGGGCTACAACTTTTCTACCGCGAAGGCCAAACAGGAGTTTCTTGAAAGTCTGTTCGGTCGGGTGCTTGCCGACTTCATTGATCGCGGGGTGTCCGGGCTGCCTGGGGCTCCGCTCGATGTATCGGGCCGGCTGGGTATGGGGAACCTGATACCCGGAACCGGTCTGCTAACTGAAAAGACCAGCCATACGCGAGACGTCCTGGAAATAGCTGGCCCGATGGGAGACTTTGCCAGCCGAATAGCGAGTGGTACTCGCAAGGTGCTGGGAGGTGATATCGGCAGCGGTATCCTGGAGATGTCGCCGGGCGCGGTGCGAAATGCGGCCAAAGGCGTGGATATGATGGCCACTGGCATGTACAGGGACGCCAAGGGCTACAAGGTGCTCGACACCAACGTGCTCGAGGCCGCTATGAAGTCCATCGGCTTCCAGCCGGCCAGCGTAGCCACTATCCAAGGGGCCAACATGCTCAACCAGAAAGCAAAGGCCTTCTACAACTTGAAAGCCCAGGAAATTCGCAGTATGTGGGCGGCCGGCATCTTCGAGAAAGACCAGGGCAAGGTTGAGCGCGCGCGGCAAGCAATAGCCGATTGGAATCGGCGCAACCCTGACCAGCCAATGGCCATCCGAGTGCCAGACATCATGCGACGAGTCCGCGAAATGTCGCTATCGAAGGACGAACGGATAGCGAAGACCGCACCGAAAGCGATGCGGCAGCAGATGCGAGAGGATCTGGAGCGCACCCGCGCAACGCTGGACTGAACCCCCTGTAAGGATTTGCCGTTCTCTGGCTGTACCGAAAACTACCTGCCCAAGAAGCCGGGGCGTGATGCCCCGGCCTTTGGAGGATGGAGTTATGTCGGAGAGGGCCGGAATGGCGGTAGAGGTGGTGGGCGTTTCGGTGGCCAACAAGACCACGCTGGCTGGCGCCCTTGCGGGCGCGTTGGGCTGGCTTGCGCAGATCAACTGGGTGGGGCTGATCGGCGTGCTGGTCGCCGTCATCGGTCTGCTGGCCAATATCTATTTCCAGGTTCGCCGCGACCGCCGCGAATCAGCCGAGAGCGCTGCCCGCATCGAGGCCATCCGGGGGCGTTGCGATGTCGAACAGCCGTAACCGCGTGCTGGTTGCCGCGCTGACCGTCAGCCTGGCCGGCTTCGGCGCTTGGATGAAGTCGGAGGATTTCAGCGCGAAACCATACGTGCCGACCAAGGGGGACATTCCGACCATCGGTTACGGCTCCACCCGCTACGAGAATGGCCAATCGGTGAAGCTGACCGATCCGCCGATCACCCGCCAGCGCGGCGAACAACTGGCGCGCAGCCTGATGGCGAAGGACGAACAGCAGTTCCGCGACTCGCTGCCCGGCGTGAAGCTGTTCCAGGAAGAGTATGACCTGTACCTGGATTTCACGGGCCAGTTCGGCATCACCAACTGGCGCGGTAGCTCGATGCGCCGCGACTTGCTCGCCGGCAACTACCGGCAGGCGTGCGACGACCTGCTGAAGTGGCGCAACCAGGCAGGCCGAGACTGCTCTCTGCCGAAGAACTGGGGGCCGAAGGGCTGCAAAGGTGTGTGGACCAGACAGCAGGAGCGGCATGCGCAATGCATCGCCGTGCAGGTGCCGCAATGACCGCCCGCGAGTTGGGCGCCGTTCTGGCTGCGATAGCGCTGGCTGGCCTGGTGGCCAGCACGCTTACCTATCGGCACCTGTACCAGGACGCCACCGCCAACCTGAAGTCGCTGAGCGACCAGGTGGAGCGGCAGAACGCCAAGGCTGAGGCCAAGCTGGCCGAGCTGACCGCGCAGCGCGACATGAAACAGGCAGCGCTCAATAAGGCCGCTGCCGACCAAGAGAGGAAGGACAACGATGCTCAGGCTGAAATCGCTCGCCTTGCTGGTGAGCTGCGCGACCGCCCTGTGCGCGTGCGCATCGCCCCCGCCGCAGGTGGGGGCTGTAGTGGTGGCGCCGCAGGTGACGCAGCCGGCACCGCCGAAGCTGGTGCAGGAGACGCCGCCTCGGCCTACGGGCTACTACCGGAAGAAAATTCTCGACGCTTTAACGACTCCCTGAGCGAAGTCGAGACCCTGAGCGCGGCCTACAATTCGTGTCGCGCCCGGTTGATTCCCCAAGAACCGACCCCGTAGGGAGGAAACCATGGCCTACACCGCATATCGGGTGCTCAAGGCACCTATCGACCAGATCGAGCGCTTCATGACCGAGGCCATCGCCGATGGCTGGCAGCCGCTCGGTGCGCCTATCCTGCTTTACCCCGATGACAAGGCCGTCTACCAGGCTTTGGTCAAGGGCACGCCGGATGGTGGTGGCACCGGCCCTGTCACCATCGTGGTGGAGGACATCACTGACGCTTCTGTCATCGGCAAATCTCTGCTGACGGCCGTCAACGAGGAAGACGGGCGTGCAGCAATCGGGGCCGGCACTTCTAATCTGCAGTTGGGCACTACCGCAACCACCGCCAAAGCGGGAAACTATGCGCCTGCCTGGGGGGATGTGACAGGGAAACCGGCTGTTATTGCGGCTGGTGCTGATGCCGCAACAGCAAGGGAGGCTATTGGCGCGGGAACATCCAGCCTTGCGATCGGTACAACCGCTACTACCGCAGCGGCTGGCAACCACAACCATGCAATCGCCGAAGACGCTGGTAGTGGTCTGGCGGCAGCACCGAATCTGCAAACTGCATTTATAGCGCTTTCCACCCGAATCAAGGCGCTGGAATCCGCAGCGCCATAAGGTGTCGTCACAGCGCTGCATGGCTGATGCTGGTACGCTTGATACGTACGGAGCTTCAACCAAAGGAAGTTGGTCATGCAGCACCTCAAGGGTTTCTATCGAGCAACGGCCTCACTTGCCGTGCTCGCTTTGCTGTCTTTCCCTTCAGCCTCGGCAGCTCAGGTATACCGATGCGTCGATGCCGCTGGAAAGGTCACATTTTCGGATCAAGGCTGCGCGGACGGTCACTCGTCCTCGGCCATTGATGTCGCCCCCGCGAACACCCTCGACAGCACCCAGTACCGCAGCGAGCAACTGCCGGAACGAAGCAGGGGCGGCTCTCCTGGCGTTCGGGTCACCGTCGTCGGCGGTGAGGAGCCCCCTGCCCGGACGGGGAAAACTGATAGCAGGCAGCGGCAAGTCCTGCCGGCGCCGGCGGCTCGGCCAGCACCTGGCGTGATCACGAATTGCGATTCTGGCGGTTGCTGGGATAGCAACGGCGTCCGGTACAACCGAGGAGCTGGAAATACTCACTTCCCAGCGAATGGTGGGCCGGCGTGCGAGTTCGTAGGCGGGAACATGGTGTGCCCCTGAAGTTGTAGACTACGGCCTTTTCCTACAAGGGGCGCGACATGCTGGTGATTCGATTGGCGGGGAAGTGGACGCTGAAGCTCGACAGGCAGGTCGGCAGTTCCGGCAAGCACGGGATATGGGCATTCCACTGCTCTGAAAGCACTTTCGCGCCGTCTTCGAACGACCTCCGGCGCACTGCGGCGATCCTTCCAGCCGAGCCCAAAGAGGGCCAGGCAGTGGAAGTGTCGATCTGCGAAAGCCCGCACTCGCCGGATGGATGGATCGCCGTCGGCTCAGGCGTCGCCGCTTACGAAGCGGAGCGCTGAGGCTCGATCAACTGTGGTCCCTGGTTTCGGACATTCCCAACTGCTGGATCGACCGCGTACCAGGTAAACGACTCGCTCGGCTCGCCCTGGTGGAGCACGATCTGCTCCGCGCGCTCCGGTGTTGTCGCCGGGTCAATCCACTCCCGGGCCAACTCGGGCGGCAGCACAACCGGTCTCCGGTCGTGAATATCGACCATGCCGCCGGCGCTATCGGCGGTGATGATGACGAACCCATGCTGTTCTCCCGGTTCGTCATCGAGGCCAGGAAACTGACCGATGGCCGCGCATAGGATCGGACTCCCGTCCCGGTGTTGGATATGGAACGGCTGTTTCCGCGGCCCGCCCTCGGCCACCCACTCGAACCAGCCTGAAACGGGGCAAAGCGCGCGATGGCGCCAAGCTGCGCTGAAGAAGCGTCCATGCGCCACTTTCTCGACCCGAGCGTTGATCGGCGCCGCGCGGTCCCTAGCCCAGAAGGGCCGCCAGCCCCATCGAATCGGCTGAGCTACGAGCGCATCGCCTTCGAGCCGTAGCGTCGTCACGGCCGTCGATGGCGCAACGTTGTAGCGCTCTGACTGTTCGCCGACGAGGTTGACCAGGACGTTGGGCATCGACAGCGCGTCGACGAACTCGTGCATGCCGGTGTACTGGCTGAGCCTTCCGCACATTTTGCATCCTCAGAGGCTGATCGAAGCTTTCAGTACTAGATAGATGCACATCGCTATCGCTGCTGTTAGAGGCAGACCGACGGCCAGAATACTGAGTTTCATGGTTACCTCGTGAAAGCTGCACCTGAGCTGCTGAATTCATCGAGGGGACACAGCAGGACGAAGAGGGGGAGGCTCCAGGAAGGCCTGGAACCTCCGTGACCATAGGAGGAAGTCACCTAGGTAAGGCTAGCCATGTTTCGCGTTTGGGCAAGCGAAGCGGCGCGGTATGGGCTATCGCGGGAGAGGGGTTATGGTGGCCAGCGCCACGGCCTGAAGTCATCAGGGATCTGCTCGACAAGCAGCAGCGTGCCGCCGGCGTCGAGTTCGATCAGCAGGCCGCGCACGACGCCGGCGCGCTCAAGCGCCTGTCCCAGGCGCAGATAGGTCATTCCATCCAGCGGATCCAGGCTGATGCAGCCCAGGCGCTGTCGCTCGGGTGCAGGTCCGTGGTAGATGCCCTCGTCGTCCACACTCCCGACAACGACGCCGCCGTCGAGCACGTCGTAGCAGCAGTCCGAGCAGTAGTGCGTCTCGCGCGTGATGCCGTGCTCGATCGCCCATGAGTACATGCCAAGTGCATCCGTGACCATATCGTGGCGGTCCTGCAGGTCCATGATTCCGCACTGGTAGAGCTCGTTGGCCTCGCCCACCAGGTACACGTACTGCTCATCCGCGGCGTACAGCCATGCTGCGTGCTGACGTATCGCAGCGAGCCATCGTGTGACACGCTCGTGCTGGCGGCGGCGGGGGTCGGAGTAGGACATGGGAATCTCCGGCAGTCGGGTGGGCCGGAAATTATGCTGTATGAATATACAGTATATGTGACTGACCGACGAATGGATCGGTTCGGGGTCACCATGAAAACAGTCCCATGCAATAGCAGTTTCTGCGTGTTAAAGGTAGAATTTCGCAGCCAAAATTAAATAGTACATTGACTAGTACATTTTCCTTTTGATAAATTCATTTTAGCTTTACAAATCAAGGTGTTAGGCGCTCGGTTGGGTTCTCTCCGTCCGCACCATACTTCTCTTTCGCTATCCTTCGCGATCCTTCGCAAGCGCAGTAACTCCGGGGCTTGCAGCCGATTAGTCTCTTCCGTTGGCTTCCGCCACAATTCGCCACCAGCCGCGTTTTTTTAGTACATTCCTTAGTACATCTGAATTTGGTTTTTCCGGGAATGTACTATGCCGCTCACGGATACTGCTGTCCGCCAGGCAAAAGCAGAAGCTAAAGACTACACCCTCGCCGACATTGACGGCCTCTCTCTCTTCGTTTCGCACAAGGGCACCAAAAGCTGGCACTTCCGCTTTTCGCTGAATGGCCAGCAGAAGCGAGTGTCGCTTGGGACGTATCCTGAGTTGAGCCTGCGTGATGCCCGGCAGCGCCGTGACGAGGCGCGTTCGTTGGTGGCCCAAGGTATCGATCCGCGGGGGCAGCATCGAGCGGACCGGAAGACGGTCAGCGTCGAGGAGACGTTTCGACACGTGGCTGAACAGTGGCTGGAGTTGAAACAGGGGCGCTGGGCGGACGATAGCCGGAAAGGCAGCGCAAACCAGGCGCGCAGAGTACTGGACAATGACCTATACCCGGCCCTGGCGAACATGAAGTTTCGCGAAATTCACCGTCGTGACCTGGCTGCGGTTGTCGGAGCCATCGAGCGCCGGGGAGCGCTGCACGTCGCGGAGAAGGCGCGGAGTTGGTTACGCCAGATCTTCCGCGTTGGGATCGCGGCCGGATTACGAGAGGACAACCCTGCCTCGGACCTGGACATTCTGGCGAAAGAACAGCCGCCGACTGAGCACAATCCGATTCTTGCGCATGATGGCGAAGAGCTTCCAGCCCTTCTTGTGAGACTGCGGTCTTACCAAGGGTCCGAGATCACAAGGATCGCCGTTCGTCTGATGCTTCTGACCGCGGTACGTACGATCGAGCTTCGAAAGGCTGCGCCGGCAGACTTCGATCTAGAAAAGGGGATATGGACTGTCCCGCCCGGAAGGGTGAAGCAACTGCGCGGCAAGGTGCGCAAGGACGGGGAAGAGGTGCCGCCGTATATCGTGCCGCTGTCGCGGCAAGCGATTGAGGAGGTCAGGGGGTTGCTGCAGAAGACGGGCAAATACCCGTTCGCGTTTGCTGGTCGAAATGACCCAACGAAGATGATGAGCGAGAACACCATCAACCAGGCGATCAAGCGCCTTGGGTTCGATGGGCTGCTGACTGGTCATGGGTTGCGAGGGACTTTCTCCACTGCGCTGCATGAAATGGGCTACGACACGACGTTGATCGAGGGCCAGCTTTCCCATGCCGATCCCAACAAGACGCGGGCGGCATACAACCATGCCGCGCACGTTGAGCGTCGAAGGGCGATGATGCAAGACTGGGCTGATTATCTTGATCGGTTGGAGCAGGCTGCCCCGGAGTGA